TTTAAGTTTTTTATTTCCATCCCATTCCTTTTGATGAATACAGCCGGGACGCATATCATTCAAATGCCATGCTTTCCAGTATTCAATTAATTGTTTCAATTTGGATTGATCAATGTAGGTTTCATCCATTGAAAGCAATTCATCATACGCCTGTCCTGCCCAATTAGCAGAATTAGCTGATATGGACAATTGAAACCATTTGTCATTCATAAGCTTGTTATGAATGTCGTATTGACTTCCGTTAGGATTCTTTAGTTTCAATTCCCATTCCAAACTAACTTGCCGTCCATCTTTTTTGCCAATCACCATACGTTTTTTCATTTCAATCTCCTTTCACTTATTTGATTGAATAGATAACTTGATTTGTCATTTAACTTGATTGCCAGATAACTTGATTAACCCAGCCACCATTCATCCAATGGCTGTCCTACTACGTATGATTGATCCCCTAATGTCCATTCACTTTTAGTCGGATCAAATTTAGCATCGGGAATGAAATTATTTGCCATAATGATTCCAATGATATTTTCCATTTCCTGATAGAAAAATTCATCATCTGGATGGGAATAGCCTTCCCATTGTTCATTCAATCCGCAAGTGCAATCATCGGGGAATGGTTCATCTTCAGGATTCCAAGGATGCAATAGAGATCGTTTGAATACTTCGCAATCAGGTTCATGGGAATCATTGTTAGGGAATTCTTCATCAGGAAGGGATTTATTGACGATTTCCAATTGATCGCATTGAGGAATGCATACAAGATGGGATAGATTATATGGGATTCCAGATAACCCCAATTCTTTTTTGAAATAGAGTTTCCATTCAAATATCACCTTCTCATATCCATTGTGATAACCAATTGGATTCAATGAATATCGTGAATAGTGAATGACCATGATAAAGTAATCAGGATTGGAATCATCGGGAGATTGATTGGAATTATGCCACATAGGAAGAATATCAACTGATTCAATAGGTGAACCATATTCTTCTAATGCTTCTTTCATTGCTAATGCATCAACAAAATTGATAGGATGTATGGTATTTTTATTGATTGAACGTAGGAGGGTAGTAATTGAATGGATTTGATCTGAATGCAATTGTAATGCTGCTTTCATAGTGGCATTCATTGGATCATCAGGCTGTTGGTTTAATTGATTTGATTGTGATTCGATCAAAGGAATTGCTTTGTTTAAAGTTGAAATGATTTGATCAATACTGATTCCATTAATGTAATTGTTTCCCATTGTTAATCTCCTTTCAATTATTCGATTAAATGGATTTAAAGGCATTGTTGCCTTTGTTATGAAAACTGGAATATACTAAACAAAAAGCATTTTGTCAACATATTTTGAATACTGTAAAAAATATTTTTCAATCCTCTAATTCATTTGATTCATTCTCAATTGATTGCTCATATGCTTCAATGAAATCGCCCCATGAAGTAATGAGGAATTCATTTTCATTGGTATCATAAATGATTGTCATTGCGTATGAATCACCCATATTGACATAAATGCCAATGCAATCGGAATAATATTTATTGACATAGGCATTTTCATTTTTGATTGCTTCCGTTCCGAATCCTTCAATCAATTCATTTAATGCATTCATGGATAACTCCGTATCATTGGGCCGATTGTAGCATTGCATAATCCACTTCGCATTTGAATCGAATAGTTCCAATTCATTTGATTCGATTTCCTTGTTAATGATTCTTTTAATAAGAATCAGCTTAATTCCATCTATTTCGGGGAATGCTTTTCTAAGATCTTCAATTGTGTAAGTCATGATTGATCTCCTTTCATTGAATGATTAGAAGAATGCCCATTGAATGACTTCAGGTTTGATTGCACATAGGATAAAAAATAATGCGAAAACAACTAATCCAATAAGATTTATACGGTCAATCATTGTGTCAATCCTCTCATTATTGAAAAATTGATTTATGAATTAAAACCTATACTGTCATATGGGATAACTTGTGATTTCAATGTAAAAAGCAAATAAGCAAGCTTGATAATACAATGAAAAGTCCTAAATAATCCATTTCATCCATTGAATGCTCCTTTAGACGCAAAAATGCCTAAAAGGGAATGAATCCCAATTAGGCATTCGATTGATTTTCAATCAACGGTATTTGATTTTATGGTATTGAATCACGATTTGCTGAAATGAATAGTTTGCTTCATGGTCAATCAATTCACCGTAGGTATCTTTCAAATGATTGGCAATGTCATGCCATACATCGTATAATCCATATGAATCAATCAATTCAACCATTTGGCGGCCTTGTCCTGTATGGAATGATTCAACGATTGCCACGATTGTTGATTCTTTTAATTTGGAATCATTGATTGATTTTTGTTTTTCTTTTGCTTCATTCAAATGTTCAATTGCCCATTCATTTCGATGCGATTCATCCGGTGGATCATAGGCATTGAATTCACCATACCAAACGCCGATATCCAATATATCAATTGGCAATTGTGATTCATCATTATCATGTTGCAATCCCATTGAATCAAGCCAATGAAGATATTCATTGATATTGAATCGGTTGAAATGTTGGTAATCATCTGGCATTGATTCTTTGTCAATGATATAACCTTTTGAATCAATGTTGAATTCACCATTGGAACCATAAATTTTGATTGGTTTCATTGTAATGCTCCTTTCGATTGATTGTTATCGTTTAATTGATTGCCAATCGGATGCTTCGTAATGATGCCAAACAGGATCAAAAGGCATTGCCCAATCCTTATTGCATTCATTGCAAAGCAATTGATATTCATCAATCTCTTTTTGTTTAGTGGCATTCATGGCAATGCATTGATAATCATTGATTGATCCACAATATGGACACATTTGATTGATTGCTCTGTGGCGATACCAATCAGTCAATCGGGTATGATGAATCCAATGATATGTTGCGAAATAGGCAGGAAGCATTCCAGATTGATTCAATCGGGGCTGAATCAGTTTTTTGTATTTGAATAAATGCTCAATGAATTCACCTACTGATTCAGTACCATATTCAATCAATTGTGATTGAATGGACGGCTCAATAGTGATCCAATTCATGATTGAATCATGGCAATCAATTATAGCCGTTCCAGAAATGATACAATGAATTGAATCAAGACTGATTGATTGATTCAACCAATCTTTAGTACATTGACTTAATGACAATCCGATTAAATGGTGTTTAGGCATAACTTGGATTCCTTTCCTGATTGATTATTCATTGAAAATTGATTCGATATAAAGTTTGGCGATATAGGCATTACGTTCATTGATTTGATAGGTATGGGGATCAATCAAATAATTGGTATTGCTATGCATTTTAAGAGAGCATTCATTGCATACAATGAATTCACCATAATCAGTATTGATTGAAGCGCATTGATTGAATGCTCTCAATTTACTGCAAATACAACATTCGGATGATTCCTTTACGATTGAAAAGATTTTTCCCCATGCCATGACAAGTATCCTTTACAGTTGATTGAAAAAATGAATGAATAAGGCAATCAGAACTAATTGCATAGATAACTTGACTTTGCAATCAGTTCCAATTGCCCACATAACTTCACTTTTAATTCAATCCCAATTGCTTCATTCGGATTGAATCACGGCGGCGTTTTTTATTGCGATTCTTTTTCTTTAATCCTTTTTCATGGTATTCATTCGGATTGACTTTGCCAGATTTTGTGATTCGTTTGATTGTCATTGATTCAATCTCCTTTCATTTATTTGATTGATTGTTTATGCTACCAATTGCTGTGCTTCATTCATTGCCGCAGCATATGGTATCCAATCGGATAAATCTTCAATTGTTGAATCATCATTCTTATAAATCACTTTCCAATAATTGCCAAAACCTCTAACAATTGCCACTTGATTGCCAAATTCAATGAATGAATCCTCAAGTTGATCATTCACTATTTCGGTCAATTCAATTATTGGTTCTTTGGTTTTAGCCATTGCTTTTTTCTTTGATTGCTTTTTTGATTCCTTTTTCTGGAATGATTCAGGCAATGGAAGCAATCTGGATGGGTCCATAATTGGTTTTTCAATGATTGGATTGTATCCAAGGTAAATGACATTGAATGGTTTGGATTTACGGGAATCGCAACGCTTGTTACGATTGATTGATTTCAATCGTTTACGTTCACGATTCGATTTAGGAAGGGAATTACGGAAGGATTCGATTGCTTTGTCATTAAGCAATCGATTGTGCAATTCAGGGAATCCAAGCTTTAAGCAATTGGTACAAATCAAATGCATATTGGAATGATCAATCAATTCCCCTTCATAGGAATACAATTGATTGTCTTCAGGATCAATGAATGCATCTTTGATTCGATTCCTTGCATTCAATCCACAGTAAAAACGATTGCCATTTGATTTAATGTGTTGTTTGATTGCTTTCTTTCCCATGATTGATTCCTTTCTTAAAAATGATTGGAAAGATTTGAAAATTTTGGAGTGATGAATGATTGTTATGATTGCTGCAAAACCCATTCAATCACTCCATCTTATATCTGGAGACTTGCAGGATTGATTCAATGCAAGTCATTGATTTTTTTATGAATTTCATTCAGAAAATACTTTAAAATATTAATCTGAATGGTCAATCAATGGCATTTCGATTGATTTTGTCAATCAATCAATGCGATTGATTCAAAACAATATAAGCAATTGAAAGCATTCAATGCGATTGATCATTGCTTATACTTATAAAAAAACCCATTTTCTCATAAGTCAATATTAACTGTCAATAGGCTTAAATAGTTGATTTTATTATGATTTTAAAAATACTTTTTTTTCTATTGCTTTCAAGTCAATCAAGTAATTAATAAGCATTCAATGGCATTGATAATAAAAAAAGCTTATAAAAAAAGTGGTTTTCCCATTGTTTAGCCTTGCAATGGTCATATATTATATGATAATGCTTTTTTATTTATTCTTTTTTTATAGAGGGGAGGTGATAATCAATGGCAATCATAAATCACAATAGAGGGGAGGTGAAACGAATGAGAAAAGCAATTTTTATCGCAATTGACTTTGCTATCATTGCATCAATTATTTATTTCGGGATTGCATCGTATAACAATATTAAAACGGAATTGATACTTATCAATGATCAATATCAATCTGCATTTGATAAGGTGATAAAATGATTACAGTCAATCGGGATAGTGCTTTTAATGGTGATTACCATTTTAAGTATAACAAAAAAGGATCATTCAACAGATTAGATAAATTTAATTGGATACATTACCAGCAGGGAAAAAAACAAGAATTGATATCCCATGATATTTTAATGGAATCATTAAACCAATTAAAAATGGAGGGAATAACAATGACTAATCCTATCTTGAATCAATTGCAGAAAAAAGCAGTCAAGACTATCGAAATCAAAAAAGCAGAAAAAAAAGCAGATAATCCTATTATGCTGGGAATGGCAAAAAAAGGTATTATTGAAAGTCAATCGGAATTGACTATTAATAAATTTGCAGCGGTTGAAGATATGAAAAAAAGCTTAATCGCGATTGATGCAAAAATTGCGATTTACGATGCTAAGGTATCAACCATCGAGAAAGATCAAGTTGAAATAAAATCGTATCTTAAACAATTGAATAAAGTGGTATCTGAAAACAATGTTTTGCTGGTACAATTGAATAAACGGTTGAATGAAATACAAAGCATTAAACAAGAAACAATCATTAAAAGGAATGAGAAAAAAGCACCTGATACCGTACCAGCAGAAACGGTATCGAAATCAATTGAAGTTATTCCGAATGATCAATCCGAATTGATTAACAAATTGTATAAGCTTTTTATGGACAATTTTAAATCAAAATTTATGGGTACAAAAAAGCTTGCCCATATCAATACATTCGATGAAATGGTACAATCAATTGACTTAACAACACCTGAAACAATCAATTCCACTATTAGGCAACACTGGACGAATAAGAGATCACAAGGCGTATTTATATGGGCAGCAGGAGCGCAAAAAAAGGCAATAGCAGCATTTATCAATGCCTTGAATCAATTGCAAGGGAAAGCACCTGATACGGTAGCACCTGAAACGGTAAAGGATAAGAAATACTATATTGAAAAGCTTGGCATTGATGCTGACACTATGGCATTGATCATTGAAACAATAAAGGACCATGGGGCGGTTGATGCTGATACTATTAGTGCTATTCGCGACTATTGCAAGGAAGCATTCCCTGCTTTTAATGAAGTCAAAAGCTTTTGGCAATGGGTAGCAGGATTCATCAATTAATCAATTAAACTAAAAGGGAATGATGCTTTTAATGGTCATTCCCTTTATAAAGGATAAAAGCATTATGAAAGCAGAAACAATACAGGCTATATTGAATCATTTAAAGGATAAACAGTATTATATGGGAATGAATTATAATGATTCCTTTATTAATTACTGTCATTATTATTCGCATGTATTAGGGGATTATATAACAGATATTGAATTATCTTTAAGCAAAAGGATTGCCAATATTTACATTGATTATGTATTAGGCATTAACGAATAACGTTTAAAATATATCGTTTAAAACAAGGGAATGCTGTTATATTGCATTCCCTTTTTTATTGCCTTGATAGTCTATATTTTAAGGGAAAAGAATCAAAACAATATAAATCATTGAATCAAACCATATGCGATATATGAGCATATAAACAATGTTTAATAGTATTCTATAGCCTATTGAATCAATCCAATATAAAGCCAATTAAAAGCAATCAATAAACATATGAATTGAATCAATCAATAAACATATGAATTGAATCAATCAATCCTATTTGAATTAATCAAGGGTATCAATCCAAGTAAATGCTTTCAGCTAATCAAGGCAATCAATACCAGTTGAATCAATCCAATTCATTCAAGTTATCAATTGACTAATTATTGAATAAGTCAAAAGCAATCAATCGCAATTGCTTATTTATTGATTAATTGATAAGCAATGAGCAATTCAATTGATTCAATGCATGAATCATGCCATTCAATCGACCATTCAATGCCCGATCCGAATTACAGCGTAAGAGGTCAAGAGCTAAATTTTTGATTAATTAAAAATCGAAAATCATCAATGTAAATCAATCGGATTATATAGTTTTGTATTTTTAAATTTTAAAAAAATTCGATTATTCAATCATCAAAGATCATATCAGGCCATCAGTAGATTAACCGCAGGAGTGCCATAAGACCATTATTTAATGGAAAATAGGTTAATTTTTAACGATTTTAATCGAATATGAGGAATTTTGATTGAATATGGGGAATTATGAAGGGATTAAAGCAAATTAAGGCAAAAAAATCGCCGGGAGGTCTTTTGACCATGCCCAGCGATTGATTTATGCATTGATTGGTTATAATATTGTCAATAGTTAATTGATATCATCCATTAGCGTACCGGGTTTGAACCAGCATTTGCATTTGGCATTCCAATTATAAGGTTGTGCATCATCACCGATGGTATAGAAATCAAGATTACAGGCAATATGATTTGGTCTATACGTTAATTGATGTTTCAATAAGGCATCCGGTAGATCATTACCAAAGATTTCATCCTTTTTACCATTTTTCCAATAAAGAGTGAATTTCATTGATCCTCCTTATAAGATAGATTGATTAATTCACCACACATGGGACAGAAATTAGGTTTGCGGAGGAGATCAATATAAGAATTAGTTGTATAACAGATGATTTTGAACATTTCCATATTGGTGCCTTGATAATAGATTTGAATCTCATGATTCTTCATTTGGTTTCCTTTTTATGCCGTTGATTTAAAAAAATCGGCATCGGTGCAACGTGGCACGTCATATCATCCAGTATGATCTGAACTTTATGATGATAGCGTTTGATTTTAATATCGACACGTCCTAAATGATATGTTTCATCGCCTATTGTGAGTTTTACGGAATCATTGCCGATATCATAACAGATATGATCTTTTTCCTGAGTTCTTTTAAGCAAAATCAATCCTCCTTATTACCATTTAAGAATGAGGGTATATCATGATCATACTTAACAATACCACTTTTGGATTCCATTGAAGATGCTGCATTTAAAAGGAAGATACGGTGATTTTCATCAAAACAAGCTTGGCAATCAGGTTGATCAGGATGATATTCACGGTTCATGCAATGTTTTGGATAGGAACATACGACATGATCAATAATATGATCATCTTCAGGGGGTATTTGCGATACATCAATGGTTTTGATATTGATTGATTGACAATTATACGGTTCAACGCCTTTTTTGGTACTATGCATGATTTTAATATCTTTAATGGGAACACCATCGATACAAATGGATGCATCTGGATTGAACCAGCGGAATTTTTCAATGAATTCTTTAATCAACATGTTTAATCCTCCTTTCTAACGCCGAATTCGCCTTTGGAGGTTTTGATCTGGTGACTTATTCAATGAAATAATAAAACCAATTGCGATTAAAAGAATACCATATATAATAAGGTACGTATAAACAGGTGTATTTTTAACAATCAGGAACCAGTTGCCGCCTACCAGAAATAACAATATTCCTATAGTGTAAATAATAGGAAGCATATTGATTTCGATGCTGTTGGGCTTTTTATTTTTCATTTTTTTACCTTTAGCCGCTGACGTTTAGGTTTAGTGCTGGGGCATTGCCCTTCAATCATACATTCTTTGTTATTCTTTTCACACATCCAATATGGTCTTCCGAATTCGTCCAAACAGATATCCTTTTTATGATGACAGGTCAAACCTTTGACCATTTCCCGGCGCTCCATGATCTTGTTAAATCGAATCATGGATGGATTGGTTTCTTTTTCAATCATTTAATGCCCCAATTTTGATTTAAGGTATTTTTTAATGTCTATAGGACTATATCTAACACAGGCACCTATTTTATAATAAGGCATACCTGATTTTTCTAATCGTTCCTTTCTTAATTTAGAAACAGAGATATTCAATGCTTCAGCAACTTGTACTTCAGTCATTAAACGAAATCCATCCATTTTTATTCCTATTAATTGATCTGAAAGTTTCATTTTTTTTCCTTTACTTTTTAATGTAAACACAACATTTATTATCTTTTTCCCATGATAAAGTAGAAATTTCATGTATTTGCTGAATAGTTGATTTATCTTTAATGCCTAAATCATAAACAAATGAATCAATAAAGATATCTTTGGTGCGTTGTGTACATTTCCATTCTTTAATTGGAAGATCAATATTAATATTAGAGATATCAAATTGCCAGAGAAACCAGAAATAAAACATAATTCTATCCTATGTATTTCATATGTTTATGGGTATTATCAATCCTTTTATCGCAATAATTAGCCATTTTACAAACCATATCCCTTACATAAGGATCTTGTCGGACTCGTTTATCCTGACGAATCATAAGATCATACATGATTAAGGCAGGATTGCCCTTGGCAACGTCCATTGTAATAGTTTCATTGGTACGGGGATCATAGAAATACTCAATGCCTTGCACGACAAAGCCAGTGGGAGGTTTTTCACGTTTGAATTGATCGATGAAGTATTTGATGGTTGTAAATATAAAAAAGAAGATACAAACAAAAATTGAAAAGGCGGCAAACCATTCACTATATGAATTAAGCATAAAATTAATGAAAAAACGACAGACAATATAAGATAAAATCGAAGATGCAATTAATTTAAAGGCATAAGAAAATACCATGCTCACCCCCAAGTGAGAAAGGATGCTCCATTGCTGAAGCATCCTTTGATTTGTAGTATTTTACTGATTATTCAAACACAGGATTGAAATCTTCTGGATATAACCAACCACCTTTATCAAGGCCGGTTTCGATATAATACATATGTACATCTTTTACATTAACCTGACAACTGGTGATATATCCTGTTTCATTGAACTTGGTAATAACCTTTTGTCCCGGTCTGAAAGCAAAAGTTACATCGTAACAGATATCATCCATAGGATCTTCTTCAATGATTTGTCTTTGTTTTGCCATTAAACTCTCCTTTTTTTAAGTCTGCGTTCGATTTCTTCGACAAGCTTAACCCATTTTTCTGAATCTATATTTTTGTCGAATCGCCACGCACACAGAGCCAGAATTAATTGATTATCCGTTTGATTGTAAAATTCATTACCAGACAATTTTATTCCCCTTTAACGGTGCCTGAACATTCGGGACAATCAGTGTTAATTTGATGGACCGTACCACAGTTACGGCACATGGTCGTATCGGGATCTGCACTGTCATCGACTTTAAGTGCTTCTTGCGCTTTAACTGCTTTTTCCAGTTCAGCCTGTTCCTTCTCCCTCTCCCATTTTTGATATTCATTTACATCGAATACCTTTTTGCATTCTGGATTTTCACAACGCAGCATATTGGCGTTGATGATTCCTTCCTGACCATTCGGTGAGAGAAGTTTTGTCATACGTTTAAGATGGGTGATTTGAATAAACTCTCTACCACCGCAACTCAAGCAGAAGATATCAGGTAGCTTATCTAAGTCTACATTCACTTGTGCATTCGGTTTCTGCTGTCCCGGTGTTACGTTCTTCATTGGCCTTGCTCCTCCCCTTGGGAATCTCAATGGTTGTTTCCGTGTGTGTTTCTTCGACATTAGTTTCTTCCTCCTTTTCCATACGTTCGATTTGCAACCAAATGTAATTTAAAGCGCACTTCTTATTTACGCATTTCATACTTTTGAATTGGCACCCACCATTAAGAAATGCGTATCCAACCTTTTCTCCACAAAAAGGACAATCTGTAGTACCTGAAAAATTATCAGAGTCTAAATGATCTCCTTTTATTCTTATTAAAAGAGCAGCCATCGTAGTAAACTGTTTGTAGTTAATATCGTAAAATGTTTTATCAGTCATTGTAGACTCCAAGTTTACCACCATTTTTCAAATGTTCATTTTCTGCTAATTCAGCCAAAACATCTCCATGGCAATCTTCAGGAACACAGTGGCAACCCAGCCTTTTACCACGAAGAACTAAAATTGATTTCATTATTTTAGAACTGTTTTTTGCATAATTACGAAACTGTTTAATTGATTCCTCTCTTGAACGGGTAGCTGTTATTCTATATGGGTTTCCCCATTTAGATCCTCTGCCGATATAAATATCATATTCATCACCTTCATTTTTATTAACAACTCTGGTTTTTATTTTATCATCGACATTGAGAAGCATATCCGCTGAATCGGATTCTTCAATATCTTTATAAGTGGCTAACAACACTGATTCTGATTCAGGATGATACCACCAGATTTTTCTTTTTTCATCATAATACCGATCACAGAATTCACAGGACATATCAGTGCATTTAGCATCATAACGATTGTGATTGTGAAGTTTACAGAAAACGGGAGGATTTTTTAAGAGTTCCCGAACTTCCATAAGTAATTGGCCCAGCTTATTCTCTCCTTGAATACGGGAACAGTCATCACAATCACAATTACCCCAATAATTGTCATGCCACCAATTTCCTTCTTCTAAATAAGCATCATCGGTATTAAGTAGTTTTTTACGAAGATCATCATTCTGTGAAAACTTTGCTTTTAACAATTCCAGCATGAGATTGTCTTTAATCAAATCCCAATCATCACGCAATATAACCTTTTTACCAAGTCGCTTGGCCAAAGAGGGACTACCGGCAACACGAATGCGTTCACTTGGAGGATTCGTTTTATGTGATTGAAAAGCATTCTCAACCGTAAAGTATCTTAGACCGTTATAAATGAATTCAGAAGTGTAAAAATTACTGAGAAATACATTTTTCCCTTTAAACTGACGAATAAACTCAATGGGTTTTTTAGCAACCTTTAGTTTATATCTGATACATAATATATCTTTAAGAATCGATTGAAGAATTTCCTTACGTCCAGAATGAGTTTGCATATCCCAAAGGGAAGAATCATAATCAAACAGATTAATTATAGGTATATCAATTTCTTTGGCAATGCGTAGTGCCTGTTCTGTTCCACCAGAACCTTCAGAATAGCATATGACACAACGGGAAGGGGTTTCCAAATCAAAACCCAATACTTGATGGGAATTACGTGCATGAAGCTTTTTAACACCATCTGAAAGTTGATTCCATTTAGGATGAAATGCAGCAGCATATTCAAATGCTAAATTTGAAGGAGAATAAAGATGTGATGGATTCTGATTAAAATTTTTCCATGGTAAATAAATTTCTTTTCGGCCATCTACAGCATCACACCCCTGTTCAAAAGCAGTATCCATTCCTTCAGCACCACCAGATCGCAGAATAAAGCCGTAATTAGCCAATTCTTGGGCAATAAGCATACCCATCTTAAAAACATAAGGATATACTTCTCTGGAACCAATGCCAGTATAAAATTTATTCAGTTTCATTGTTTTTATTTTTAACAAATTCTTTCATAGTGTTCGGATGCAGTTCTTTAATAACATTTTTAAATTCCTGCATGAATACATCACTCCAAAGTGAAATCATATACATGATTATAATTAAAACAAAAGCAATAACTGTAACCATTGTAGATACGTATATTTTATACATATCCCAGCGCCGACATTTTTTAGCGATCTTCCCACTCATTGTAGAAATTCGCTTTGAAATTTCTTTCGGCTTGATTTTCTGAATACGGTCGGTATTCATATTCTGCTCTCCTTTGTAATGACTTAATTAATTTATATTCTCTTTGTTCACGAATTACTCTAAAAATACCTTCATGATTTGCGGGAGCAGAAGAAAAACCGGAGCTATTAATATGAACGTCAACATCTATGGAACTACGGTTTGTATTCCAATTGGCTGATTCCCATGCCATCATACCCATTTCAAAACTGGAGGAATAATCATCAGCCACAACGAAGGTTGGGATGCCGATTATCAAGAGTACAAGTATCAGGATCAAGTTCTTCATTGGGTTCTCCTTTCAAATGTAACCGAACTAAGATTGTAACATCATCGAAATTTAACAGGGGGAAACTATTAACATGCTGCTCCAGATTTAACAATGCAACATTCTGTTCGTGTTTGGTTAATGGTTTTTTAGGATCACTTTTACGAAACATGGTTGTTACTAATTCAGCTTTGTTTATTAATTTATTCATTATTTTCTCCAAATGAGATAGTGCAGAAGAAAACGTTGCCAAAACTTCTGCACTGTGCGCGGCTTAATTCCTGAAGGATACTGTGCAACATTTATTAAAAGTCATCGCAAAAGGTATCATAAATTTTAAGCAACATTCTTTTTAACATTCCATTGCCATGCATCCCATCAATTACACGTAAGAGATACTGGCATTCGTCGGAGGGTCCGGCGCAGTAAAGTCCAGATTGACTTCCTCCAACCCAGCGGTCAAAAGGGCTGATTCATTACCAGCAGCATCATAACTGGCAATACCAAGGCTGTAATTGTTTTCGGTAGCCAGTTCAGGAATGGTGGTAAGATCGATAGAAATAAGGCCATTTTCATCCAATGCAGGATTGCCAAGATCAACTTTGGCTGCTGCCGTGGCGCGAGTCACCAAACCATTATCGGCATCCTGCAAATAAAGGAAATAACCGGCAATGTCGGGTGATCCAGAAGGGTTAAAGGTCAACATGGCTTTCTTTACGAGTTCGGGCATTTTTCTTCTCCTTAAATAAATGTTGTTATTGTATCGAAACGCCGCCACCAGATGGTGGTGCGGGATAGCCAAATAGTGTCCATCCCCGATTGTAAGACACACCTGAATCGGGGTCAATAACCATTGAATTAGATCCATCGGTTGAATCATTAAAACCACTACATACATATCCTTCTTGATGGGCTAATGCCTTTAATTCATCCAATGTGAGATTGGTATCCCACCAATCACCAACGGTACAACCATCCTTCATATATTCCAATAATTCTTCTTTGGTAGTTTTGGCATTGATTGCTAATGTTACCTGTGATGATTCCGTATGATTCAATTGTTTACGTGAACGAATCAGCATCTTATAAAAACCAGAACGGGGTAATCTAAAGGTTAATGTTCCAATAGTAGGATCAGTTTCATCAGCCGTAACAATCCACTTCATATTGTATTCCTTGCGATCAATGGAATATAGATATACTTCATAATCAGTTGCATTTTCAACGGTATTAAATCTAAGTGTTACAGATTCATCAGTTGTAAAATAATGCAGAGCCGTTTCAACCATTACGTTTTTTTCAGCGATAGCAGGAATAGTAAATAGAAGAATGAGCATTGTTACGATAAATGATTTCATTTCTTTTTCCTATTCTTTCGTTTAGATTTATTTGCTAATGATTTACGTTTACGCCTTTCTTGTCGATTACCAATTCGTTTTTTAATGATTTCCCTTTGTTGTTTTGTCAGTCTTACAGCATTTTCCCGATTATACTCTTGAAACCACTGAGCAAAAGATACAACCATGCCGCAAGCATCATATTCAAGATCAAAAATAAGCCATTTATCCAAACCCATTTCTTCTCTGGCAGGATCATAACAACTTTCCCATCCACCACCCCTCTTTTTACCCTGTACAATGTATTTATCCTTTCCTTCAATGGTTTTGTGTTTGGTTCTAAGATTACCAATCCGCATTTACTTATCCTCCGCAATATCCGTTTTGATTCTGTTTTTAAGGGAAGAAGCAAATTTAGCCATAGTTTCAATTGTCTTCGGTTCCTCTAAATCAGGATACATTTTGACGTACTGTAACAGTGCTTTAACCTTTGAAGAATCAGAAATTGTATCAGTAAAACCATTATCATAACTAATGTAAATACAATTATTTTCCCGATCATGCTTAATAAATACCACACGATCAAAATTTATTAAATAATTATCTAAACGAATGACAATATTCTTTCCTTTATTTGCTTCCATATATAACCTTTCTGTTAGGATGTTCTAAATTTATAATTTTATCTATTTCACTCATAATAAGTGGTTTAACAATGGGTTTTAAATGAACACCATCCGTCATTAAATACTCTCTTTTGGTGCAGTAATTACTATTTGTTACAAGATCAGTATATTTAATAAAGAAGTAACCATTGTTGTTGGCATGTTCTTCCAATCTACGATTAAAATGATGTGTAATCAATTGTCGATTAAAATAATCAGCATAATATTCATATTTATATATATTGTTTTCTTCTGCTGCTGGAGGAATTTCCAATATAAAATGAATATTGTAACCTTCTTTACGAAGATAATTTAAAAACTCAATATAGAATCCAACGGTATTGTTAATTAAATGAAAAACGTTTATTTTTTTCTTTTTGGATTGATACCATATGTGAATACGGCAATCTATTTCTCCAAAAATAGTACCGATTTTTTCTTCTGTATTTTTCAGATGTTTAATCAAATCTAAAAAAGCATTTTTATTTTTATAAAGACGATAAGCAGTACGTGGACCGCAATGAATGCCTTGTTTCTCAAACATAACGGAGTGACTATCACCAATGATGATCATTTATATACTCCAGATTTGAAAGGAATGATATCAAATATTTCCAAACCGAATTCTGACATATCCCATTCCCAGCCAATACGTTTTTCCATGTTATAATCAACAAATACTACTTTGGCACCTTTGAGATCTCCCATAATTGTTTCTGATCCATCTCTCCTACCTTGACGATATGCAGAAAGACCTACCCAATACCCATTGTTAGGAACATCTTCACAAATACCTCTGGTATATCCATCACAATAACATGCACCATATCGTGAATGCCATACCCGAAATGTTTTGCTTTCACAATGAAGCATGTCACCTTTATGATCAAAATAAACTGTATGGGGCATCTTATAGCCAGTATGTATTAATGGTGGATTATTACTGATATTGGCAACAATCCCTTTTGGCATACCAAGTTTTTCGATTGTATTTACTTTTGTTTTATTTTGACGTTTTTCTATTTTCCAAGGATATTCTAAATAGGAAAAGAAAGAAGAAATCCATACATCACCCTTAGAATCAGTGATGACACTGTTGTTGTGATAATTATCATCAGAGTCAGGCCAATCATTAAAATCATATTTACTACTGGATCGCATTCCAGAATGTTGATTTTCCAGAAGATCAAAAAATACATCTTCACAAATAATATTGCCATCTCTTACCGTTAAAGCTGTTATTAAATCATTTTGACAGCTATTGGCTAAGATAATATCACCATTGTAATTACAAATGCCGTGAATACCCTTGGTCAAACGCAATTCATTCATACAGCATTGACCAGATTTTATATTAGTAGAAAATAACTTTCCGGTTAATCGATATCGGGATGGAATAAGGCCAATGTAAAGTTGATTATCTTTATAACACATACCAGTGGCATGAACTACATCGTCATATTGACCACAAACACTTAGATCAAGCCACTTAATTAATTTTTTCTTTTTTAAATCGAAAATACCAACTAAACGTTTAGGATCTTGAGGTTTAGACTTGTGATTGATAAATGATATTAGAACTTTCATTAATACTCCTATAATTCCGAATTTAGAATTGCAAAAGAAGTTCCCGATAGCCAACGTAAAGGAATATCATGATCATACCATTCTTCATTCAATGCTTCTGTGACTCCCGGCCATCCAGCATAATCATGAAGAATAATAACACCGTTTGGTGTAATGCATTTAAGAGCAGTTCTAAAATCATTTTTACAATTAAGATAGGAATGAGAAGCATCGACAAAGAAAAGATCTACTTTTTCTTTATATTTTTCAATAGGGAATTGAGCTGAATCCATCCACAGTTGTTCTATTTTATTTCGATAAACCTTATCAGAAAACAGTTTATTTTTTAAACCAACAAAACCAAGTTCATCAACATCTTCATAATTTTGTTTGCGTTCTAATTCATATTTGGTTTTGTTACGATGTGTATTTGGAAGATCAACAGTGATAACACGGCAATCAGGTAATGAGTTCATTGCCAGTATGGATGTGCTACGTCCATTGAACGTACCAAATTCCACAATAAGCGTGGGATTAACAATCTTTGTGATAAGGGCAAGATACATTAATTCCGTAAGACTGATATTACCGCTGGTATGTGAGAGATTTTCTATTTTAATTTCTTTGCGAAGATTAAAATGATATTCATTTCTTCCAAAAATACTTTGAAGATCCACCTTTGGAATTAAGGGAGTATTTTCATTTTTTGACATTTTTTAATCTTTCCTTTAAATTTGGATATCCTGCTTTCTTATTTTCTAAAGTACGTTTTTTTCGATTCATATAAGATTTACGATTTTGAGCATTTTTACAGGGAGTGCAGATAAGGTTGCGTTGCTTGACAGCCCATTCAGGCCAATTGAATCCACGTTTGAGAGGTTTCTTGCAGAATTTACAACGGGGAGTCCCATCCTTTGTAGTATTGCGTTTGTGCGCTCCACCAATATGTCCATCAAGCTTTTTCTTTTGAAAGAAAACTTGATCGCAATAGGGACACTGGAATTCTCCGTATTGTTTAGTCATTCTAAATTAGTCCTTCTTTTATTTATTTACTATTAGTTTATATTCAAATAAACCATTAATACGTTTACCTCTGGATCTTAATAGTACTGTATGTTCTCCAAATCGATATTTTCTTAAATGACGAAGTTGTGCAGAAATACTTGCATGAGGATCATTAGTAACAATATGAATTTCATTTAAAGTACGCCATTGTCCATCTTTCATACAATTAAAAACTCTTAATATTTGTCCAGTTAATCTTTTTTGATCATATTTAGGTTCATAATATGGCCCATTAAAATGTTTTCCTTTAAATTGATTTTTTACTTTTAATTTATATCGTGGAATCATTTATCCTCTCCCAAAGTTGGATGAATAATTGTAACCGATCATCCAAGTACGAGTCAAGATAAAAAAATGCCCCTCCGAAAAGGGGCATTTAACACTTGAATATCAAGTGGTTAAGTGGGGTTTTTAGTCCTTATAAATGGGTTTCAGCTTGGATTTTGCTTCCTGAATGGATGTACGAATACCCTTACATGCTTTGGTAATTTCCTGAAATTTAGATCTGGCATTAATAGCCGATTTCTTCTGTCCTTCATACAAAAAATCTACCAGTTCTTCAGCAACACCATCAAATAGTTTTTGCATATCTTCGTATTCTTTATTAATCTTCTTTACATAAGATGCCATTACTTCAAAACCAATAGCTTTTTTACGTTTGGTAGCTGGCTTTGCTTTGGATGCTGCCGGTTTCTTTTTTTTCGATGCCAATACGGTTTTTTTACCAGTGGTTTTCTTTACAGCCGTCTTCTTGCCAGTGGCTTTCTTCTTTACAATAGTCTTTTTAGCCGGTGTCTTCTTTTTCATCTTAACTTTAGCTGCCATGGTTAATTCTCCTTTTCATCTTTAACGGTTTTAAATACGCCAATCGGTTTAGCCCCTTCTTCATTAACAACGGTGATTAAACGATTACAGGGATTTCCAAACCATTCTATAACAGGATGGAAAATTGATTCTTTGGTTGATTGAAAAAGATTAAATACGTTTCTGTCAACCAATCCATAATCTTTAATCGTAACTGAAATAATTCCCTTACTGACATGAACCTTTGTTTTTCGATCAAGAATCATTTGAAGGTCATCTTCAGACATGGGAAATGGTAAAACATGTTCAATACCCATGTCAATGATATTTTGTTCAGAAATATCAAATAAAGCGAAATTTTTATTATCTGTGAGACAAAAACCCGAATAATAACATTGTGCGGTTTTTAGATCGAATCGTTTTTTCTTGCGTGGTTTTGTTTTTTTCGTCTTTAACAGGTGTCGTTTTAACATAACAATTTCAACCTTTTATATCTGATTTTGACGATATCTATTTCGCAAAAAATCCCATAAATCAAGATATTCCAAATCCTTTTTGTAGTCGGAATAATAGTATGGAAAATTTTCAGATGCAAACAGTTTTTTAATATTTAAATCGATTGTTGATTCAATCATTGGAATGGGGTTCCAACCGGGGCATCGTTGCATAATGGAAACGTGAGAGGAAATATGTCCTAAATTAATGTTATTATTTGTATTTTCAATAATATCACAACGACCATAAACAGGAATCACTTTAAATCTGTTCATTCGGTCCCATATACGGGGTTGAATGCGTAATCCAGCATAATATTCACAAAAGGGACAATAGGCATATTTAATTAACGTGTTTAGATTAACCAGATCAAGCAGGGTTGGCGTAATAAACAATTCCATGGCTCTTGGCCATATGTCATCGATAGGGCTTGATAATGAGTTAATAAATTCGTCATAGTTCATCATAGCGAAATGAGCGCAGAGTGCATAAAGCATTTCGCTACGTTTATGTTCCTGTTCTTTTGTTTGAATGGGATAGCTGTTGAACTTCGGATAGTTTATTTTACAACTGATTTTCTTCCAATCTGGTAATTTTAAAAACTGTATAATGTCTTTTGCAAATTCATCAATGTTATTTTTTTCTTCCATTTGTCTTTTTAGACTCCTTTCGCCAGAAATCCTCATAACCCATTTCAATTCGCATATATTTATTAATGAAATCCATCCACGTATCCATCTTGAGTATTTTTTTAAATCTTGCACCACTGAATTGATATTTTTCAGTTCCACCAAGATAATGAAAATAAAGCTTTAAAAGTGAAGCACGTTCTTTTTTATCTAAAACAAGACTGAAGTTGTAAGTATTAGCACCACGGCGAATCTCGTCAATAAGATCATCTAAAAATTCTTTAATCGCAAATTCAAATAAGTAACAGGCTTTTTCACCTTCTTCAACATTATTTGGAAAAAATTCGTTTATATAATCCTTTTTGAAATAATCAAATGCTTTTATATTCTTTTTATTTTGTTTATATGAATTTACAAAACGACTAAATTCAATTTCGTTATCCAAATAAGGGTTATGGGTAATCATTTTGTCTCTTGTAAAGAATTCAAGCATAAAGAATTTATCGATGGTTACAGAATTTTTCCAGTTCCACGGTGGGCGTCTTTTAAATCGACCCTGTGGTAAACGGAGAACGGCTGTACGCATTTGTTCCATGCTTCCCCCTACCCTGAACACCAGACAGTGAGAAATAGCAATTACGGCATTAATGTATGCTTTGCTTTCTTTGTTATTTAAATTTACACGGCGAAAAACCCCTTTGTAGGGTTTAATGGTTTTATTCCACAAAGCAATAATGGAATCTGCAAAAGACCACTGAAGCTCATTATCGGTTTCAATGATTTTAACGAGACATTGGCGCAAAATCAAATTAGCCGTAATATACCACTTTGATTTATCGATACCGGCACCTTCATACCGCTTATGGGGATTAATACTGAATTGATGCTGTACATCGATAAAATGATTAAAACTGATAAAATTCATATAATCAATTTGTTCTTGAGCCGGTAGTTTTTCCAAACGATACCCATTGAGTTTCAACTTAGCGGAAATTTCAGGATAAGGATGACCAGAGTTTTGCTTACGTTTAAGAACAAACCGTGGCATTATACAAATTCCTTTCTGTTTTTTCTTTTTACTTGGTGCATCAACTTTTTTGGTTACATGAAGTTTAGGCAAAGCAGATGGTTCGTGCAATGGTTCGTCAGAACATTGTACATTCCGTAAGGATCTTTTAGATCTATTATTTAACGTATTTATAGATATGAGATTATTATTAAAGAGTTTATTGATATATAATAAAGAAGTATATAGTAAAAGGGAGTTTGAAAAACCCTTTGATTCTGATGGTTTACAGAACAAAGTGTTACATTTAATGTGACACCTTTGAAAATCGATTTTGCAGAGGTTGTTTTCTTTGAACAGTGGGGATATGGAATCTAAAAGAGGGAGGATCAAGCAGTTTTTGCGCCGACCTTTATAAAGCCACTGGATGCGTAGGATGATGCCGTTCTTTTCCAGAGATGCCAGTGTCCGGTTAACCTGTGATCGATGGATATTCAATTGATCTGCTATGTATGTTTGTTTGACGAAGCAGGGTTGATTGCGAATAAAGTATCTTCGTTGGAGGAACAGAAGGATCTCTTTTTGAGTTTTGCCAAGATTGCGGGGGGATTTATTGCTGGCCCATTGAAGGGTATGTTGGGAACTGCGCCATGGTGATTCTGGTAAATTTACAATATTATCAACGAATTGGGTGCAATTGAATAGAAATTCCCTGCTTAATTCGTAGATATTTGTCTGAGTATTATTAGAAAATTCATTTTTTTCTTGACAGGGGTTATCAACCTGTTTTATTTTTACATTGTTTAACATTCTTTTATATCCTTTTGGATAGAGTGTTAAATGCCTCTTTTTATATCCTTTGGGGGGTATTTAAAGAACGATTGATCATCAAATCGCCTTTGGGGTCAATCACACCATCGTTTTTCCCGACTTGCCACCGGGAAACCTCCTTGTCCGGTTCTTCTGAACCGTTGGGAACTGAAAAGCTCACCCGATTGCGGTGGGCTTTTCTTTTTGGCAAGACAAACATTAGGAATTGTACGGTTTTGAGGAGGGGTTTGTCAATTAAATTTATAAATGTTTGATTTTTATAAATTAAATGTTCGGACGGTGTTTTTGAAGTAGGGTTTGAAGCGTTTTTTAAATTGCAGTAATTTCTTACCTCTAACTTTTTTTACTCTATTATATGGCAATTGATTTTTTGGTACTGGTCCCTGATAGGTGCTTATGAAGTAAGTTAGTAGAAGATGAATGAGGTCATCCATTGCCATATAATCACCCGTTACTTTTTTAGCTGTTTCTTGAATCCTAATATAGATTTCTGGATCAACAACACAGGATAGTAAAAAACCATCAGCGATTTTCGTATTGAGATTGGGATGGGCTGTTTCACAGGCATTCATTTGAATCCATTTGATATTATCAGGATGGTAATGTCCCGTTCTGTTCAAATCCAATCGTTGGATCATTATCTCTTGGAAATCACTAATAAATTTTTCCTCTTTGGGGTCACGATTGAATCGATCTATTGTTTTGACTTTACCATATTTTTTTGCCATGACAGTTACCCATTGACATTATTGATGAATTAAACTTAAAATAAGGATATTTAACCAATTGAATCAATTCTATATCACATGGGGGTCATAAATGGCAATTACTAAACTGAAGCTTAAAACAAAAGATTCAGTTGAACCGGAAATCATTGACGATGTTGATTTTGAAAATACATCGAAAAAATGTAAACTTCCCAAAAAAGCTACGCTGTTTTCTCAAAAATTAAAATTGTCTTTGTATATGAAACGCGGTTTGGACATTAAAGAAGCAGCAAAGCTTTTACGTATCTCTGATTATCAATTAGGCATTCTTCGATCTGATCCTGAATTTGAAGAATTTGTAGAAGCATGTCAGGCCCAATGTGAAAGCACCCATTTGAACAATATTCACCTTGCTGGTCGTTTAGGGGCATGGCAAGCATCGGCGTGGATGCTGGAGCGCAAATATCCTGATAAGTATGGAAAGAAGGATATTGTACGACATGAGTATGAAATGAAGTTTATGTCGTTTCAAAAAATCATTTTGGGTGTGGTTAATAAACTTCCTACTGAAGTAAAACACATTTTTATGAAAGAATTGCGTAATATAAATCTTTCTGAAGAAATGGACAACTTCATGCAGATTGAGATGGAAAAAACGGGAACTAATTAAATGTCTCAAGTCCTATTTGATAAAGGTTTAGAGCAATTCTTGAATGGTGGTGTTGTTGAATTAATTGACAATATTGATATTGATCATGCTGATCTCGTTAAACCGAAATCAGAATTTTTTACACAAGATTTTTTAAAAGATTCCAGAGGTAAATCTGTTAGAAATGCTCCGGTGCATAATGTTATGCATCGTTTTATTCGATATGCTAACGCTAAAGGATATCGAAAATATTTGGTGCTGGGTGCTTTTGGTCATGGTAAGACTGAACAACTCTGCACTGGATGGGTTATGCATAAAATCGCACAAAACCCAAATCTACTTTGTAAAATAGTTCATGTTTCTGAAACAGAAGCAGTAAAACGTTGTAGGGCTATTCGTGATTATATAACAAAAGATGATGATTTAAAACGCATTGCACCCCATATTCTTCCAACTCCCATTTGGGGATCTCAACGATTTATTGTTAAACGCACCGCTATGAGTAAAGATGGTACGGTTGAAGCTTATGGTGTTTTATCAACAGCTATTGGTGGTCGTGCAAATTTAATTGTTTTTGATGATCCTCAAGATCTTAAAACCGCAGTTCTTGAACCTACCACAAGAGAAAAAATAGAAGATGTATTTAAAAATATTTGGTTGACACGTTTGATTCCTAAAGATTCAGAAGTGTTGGTCATGATGAATAAATGGCATGAAAACGATCTTGCATCGGTTATTCAGCGCAATCCCATTTGGTCTTGGATGTCGATTGCTGTGACAGAAGATATGAATAATCTTCTTTACAGAGATTCCTTTGGTCGTGAATGGAAGTTACCTTTGTGGTGGCTGTTTGATAAAGAAGACCTTGATATGAAGGTCAAAGAGCTTGGCCAAAGGGACTTTGATCGTGGTTATCGTTTAATTCCTTATTCCGATTCTGATAAATCGTTTCCTTCTTTTTCAAAGTGTTGTCATTTTGGTGTTAAACCAGAAGCTATTATTGATGATGAACGTAATTGGTTTTTCATTGGTGGTATTGACTTTGCTTCTCTTAAACGTCCCGGTACAATCTTATCGGTTATAGCGGTACATCGTAAAACAGGTTTGAAAATTCCAGTTGCTTTGAATCTTCTTCGTGGTTCTCAGGATATACCATTCTGGATGGTTAAATATTTTCGGCAATTCGGTGTTGATGTTTTTATGGCTGAGAATAACGGTGTACAGGATGCTATTATTGATATGCTTATCTCCATGATGGGTCAGGATAAATTCAAAAAATATGGAATACGCATTGAAGGATTTTTGACAGGTAAAAATAAATCAGATCCGTTACACGGTCTTCCATCAATTGAAAAAGAGATGGATAATCAAGAGTGGATGTTCTGCTTTGATCACAAACCAGATATCGGTGAAGATGACATAAATGATCCTTGGATGAAAATGTATTTTGAATTTTCCAACCATCCCTTCTATGAAACTACGGATATTGTTATGTCTCTCTGGTTTGCCAGAGAGGGGGCAAAACTGTTCTTACGTGGAGCAGATGGCCCGAATATATACTAATTCGTTAAAAGAATTTAAATTCAATCTTAACGAAATGGGAGTGAAGAAATGCGTATTGGAGATTATGAAATTAGATTTACATGGAATTCATCTTCCAATGTTTCTAAAACATGGGAACAACTTAACGCTATTATCGCCAGAGAAAAAGGAGCAAGTTCAGGACCACTTAAAATAAATCCTTCTGCTCAATTAGCTGAATACAAATCGTGGGTTTATTCCTGTGTATCATTGATTTCTGATCGTGTTTCAATGCTTCCCTATTCGTTTTATAACAAAGATACGGATGAAGAACTTTCTACGAAAAACAAAGGGTATCAGGTTTTTACTAAACCGTTTCGGGTTCCCAATGATTTAATGACGTTTCGTTTTATTAAAAGCTTTTGTCAGATACAGTTAGATCTGTGTGGTATGACCGTTATTTATAAGGCCAAAAATAAGCTGGGGCAGGTTTGGGAATTATGGCCTTTGAATATGAATGATTTTATGAAAGTAGAAGTTTCAGATAATCCTGTTAATCCTTCTGTTAAATATATTTTTAAATCCGGTAAAGCGGGAGGATATATTGATTTTGATATTAATGAATTGATTGTTATCAATTATCCCCATCCTATTGATCCATGGTCGGGTATGAGTCCTATTCAAGCACAAGCATATGCGACTGACATTGATACTTATGTTGAAGTATATGAACGGGACTTCTTTAAAAATAGTGCAAGAATTGATTTTGCATTAACAACGGATGCTCAAATTGATCAAGAAAAAGCTGATGAATTAAAAGCCCGATGGATGGAAAAATATCAGGGAACATTTCACCAAGTAGCTGTTTTGGATAGTGGCTTAAAACCAATACCGTTGGAGTATACCAATAAAGATTTTGAATTTATGTCTTTGGCAGGATGGTCTAAGGAAAAGATCCTATCGGCTTATCGGGTGCCAACAAACAAGCTGGGATCTACGGACTCCAATCGTGCCGGGGCTGTATATACTGATATCTCTTTTAACCGTGAGTCAATTGCACCACGTTTAAATATTTGGGACGAAGAATTAACAGATGGGGTTTGTAAATCATTTGATGAACGTCTTCAATTGCGTCATAAGAATCCTATTCCGCGTGATCGTCAACTGGAGGTTCAGGAATCCAAAGCATATGTTGGTGTTCCTACAATGACGATTAATGAATTTCGTCAAGAAATACAGAATAAACCGGCCATTGCTGGTGGTGACGAAATTATTATTCCTGCAAACCATGTATTGTTAAAAGATTTACCAAAGATCTCCCAGCAAGCGGCGAATCCCCCTGCGCCACCGGCAAATGGAGATCGTGATCGTGATGATGACGAACCACATACCAATCCTGATGGAACAGATGATCGTGATGATAATCCCACTGATGGACGTTCTGTTGAACCTACTAATCAAAAACAAATTAATAAATTAGATGATTTTTTTAATTTAATCACATTGTCAAGGGAGACTTGGAACGATATGATCTTTCAGGCTATGAAAGACATTCACCCAAGTAATTTTGAAACATATTTAAAAGATATTCTGGTAGATTGTGTAGAAGCATCTGTTGAAGTTTATGCCAAACATTTTGGATATCAGGAAACATTGCTTGAATGGTTAAATGATAAATGGATTAAGCAGATTGCTGAAAAAGCAGCGTTTGAGTATAACAAAACGATTAAAATGATTTCTGGATGGGAAGATAAGGATTGGAAAGAATTTTTTAAGGAACAATTCAACGCCAATCCCCGTTTGTCAAAAATTATCAATGCTCTTTTGAAATCTTGTATAAACTATACCAAATGGCAAATGGTAAGTCATTTGGATAAAAACGTTGTATGGGTAGTGAATAGTAATGAATGTGGTCATAAAGGCCGATTAAAAAATATGGTTTCAAAAGACAACTTTTTTGTTGGGGGATCTAAACTGCGATTTCCCGGTGACATTTTAAGTTTTAATTGTGATTGCACAATTACAATGGAAAAGGAGTAAAAGTTATGGCTTATCAACTTCGTAATGAAAAAGGTCTTCCGTTTAAGAAAAAAGGTAAGAGCGTTCTGGCAACAAATGTATCAAATATAAAGTTGATGGAATTAGATGAAAAAGGTAAAACGTTCATTGCGGTTGCTTCAACTGAAGATGAAGACCGGGACAAAGATATTGTACGTCAATCCGGTTGGAAAATGTCTAATTTCAAGAAGAATCCTGTGGTTCCGTGGTCCCATAACTATTATGGAGTCCCGGTTGCCAGATCAATGAAAACATGGGTTGATAAAAGTACTAATCGATTATTGTTTCAGCCCAAGTTTGACGAGAATGATGATGAATCCATGAAGATATTCAACAAATATAAAAATGGATTTTTGACTTCTTTCTCTGTTGGTTTTATGGGACTTAAATTTGATTTTCGTGATGAAGATGATAAATGGTGGGGAGGTCGGGAATTTACCTCACAAGAATTACTGGAGATTTCCTGTTGTGCTGTTCCTGCTAACCCAAATGCCAATGTTCATATGGGTATGGGTGAAAATGATAAAGAGTATCAGAATTTGATTACTTTGGGATATCCTGAAGTATTTGCCAGAACCAAATCTGGTCTTTTTTACCCCGTTATGGATATTGCTATTTTTACACAACCTAAAGAGTTTGAAGTTGCTGATGGGGTAACAGCCATTAAAGCTGTTCCGCTTGATGAAGATATTTCTGTTAAAGATCCTGTTGCCTATCTATTTGATCCAGAGCAATTTGATGACAAAACCGCTAATGAATGGATTAAGGAGAATGTGGAACAGGAATGGAAAACAAAATACTTTGATATCAAAGTGGATAAAAAAGGCGGCATTGTTTTGGATACGGTTGAAGAAAAAATGCCAATCAAATTATTTGAAGAATCTGTTTCGGTTGATGTTGCTGATACTGAGGATACTAAATCTTCTGAGACTGATACGGATCAAGATATTTCTTTGGAGGATGGGGAGAAAGACACTGAAGCAGATGAAATTGAGATTTCAGATGATCAGGATAATAAATCAGATGCCCCTGACGATGCCGATAGTGAGAACAAGACCGATGGAGATGGTGACGCGGAGGATGATCCTGAAATTGAAGATAAGGATCATGTGGCACCGATTGAACAAGTGGTTTCATTGAACCGTACCATTGAGCTTGTAAAAACACTGAAAGATGTAGAAGGTAACGTATTGGATCAACAGACAATTATCATTGGAACCAATGCGGAACTGCAAACGCTGTCGGAATACGATGAATTGGAAGCTAACAAGCTGATATCTTTGCTTAAAGACGAGATTGAAGCATTGAAAAAATCCATTGCGGATCTCAAGGATAAAAAAGACCTTGATAATCCTAATGAAATAACTGATAATGATGCTATTGAGACTCAGGGTTTGGAGAATTCTGATACGGATTCGACTAAAAACGATGATCTGATAGAATTGGATGATTCATTGATTTCCCCTGCCAATGAAAAAACCAATTCTGAAACAGATGAAATCGAAATAGACGATGAAATACTGAATTCATCCAAAACTGTCGTGGTTGATTCTGTGAAGTCTACGTTGATGGATGTATTGCGGGAAAAATTATCTGAAGCGATGAAAACTGCTTCGGGGAAAATCGATTAATTTTTTATTTATTTAATTCTATTTATTAGGAGGAACTTTTAAATGAAATTGACCAAGGATGAACTCATTGAATTGTTGAAGGGCCAAGTTTCGGATGTTATGGGTGGCGATGATTTCAGCAATCTGGTGAAAGAAACCATTCAGGATATGGTAAAGGATCTCCAGAATGATGTGCAGACGCCTTTTCAGCCGCATTCTGGTACTCAGCTTGTTCAACGTATGCCTTTTGTTTCCATGGATGGTCATATGATGACCACCAAACAGGGATCAATCATCAATCTTCGCAACCGTCAGAATCCATGGCTGATGGTTTCCGATGAAGTAAAACAGTGGGCTACCGACTTCTCCAAGTATCTCAAAACTGGACAGACTTCCAAACTGCTTTCTTCCGCAGTGGATGACGATGGTGGTTATCTCGTACCGGAAGAATTTCGTGCATTGATGATCATGTACGATATGGAAGACACGCTGGTATGGTCCCGCGCCACTGTATGGCCGATGGCCGGTGAAAAACTGGCTTTCCCCAAACTGATGCAGAATCCCGATGTGCAATCGGAAGATTTTGATCATTTTGCTGGTGTATCTTTTGAGTGGACTGAGGAAGGTGGCGAGAAGCAGGAAACGCAACCGGAATTCGGTTTGGTTGAAATGATCGTCCATGAATTGGCCGGTTACACTGAACTGACCAATACTCTGTTGGACGATTCTGTTATTAACCTCATGAATTATCTTACCCGTATTTTCCGGTCAGCATGGTACTGGTATACGGATAAAGAATTCCTCAATGGCAGTGGTGGAAAGAAACCGCTGGGTATTCTCAATGATCCCAATATTCTCACTGTCAATCGTCAAACTGCCAGTACGGTAGTTGTTGACGATATTCTCAACATGGATGCACGTCTTCCTGCCATGTTTGATGCCGCCGCAGTTTGGTTTATTACAAAGACCGGACGTGCTGCCCTTCGCGGTCAGAAAGTCTCCGCAACTTCCGATGAACTTGTTCTTCAGGAATCCTATGCCAATCTGAAGGATGGTTATGACATGACCATTCTTGGTAAACCGGCTATGCTGGCTGATGGTAAAGTTCCTGCATTGGGTACTGCTGGTGATGTGGTGCTGGGTGCATGGCAGTGGTATTATATTGGTTTCCGTCAGGATTTCAGCATGGATTCTTCGCGTCATTATCGTTTCCGTCATAACCGTACTTCCCTCCGTTGCTCTGGTCGGTTGGATGGACAGGCAGCAGTACCGCAAGCATTTGTGATGCTGGATGACGTTAGTTAATTAAAAATCAATCTTTACATAAGGAGTTTGATAATAATTTTTTTGATGAATAAAACATTTAATTACGGAGGAACAATCAATGTATGATTTCGTAAACAACTACAAGATTGGTTATTTTCAGCAAGCCGTTTCCGATGCTGCGGCTGCTGCTGCAAATGCTCCCGATGATGACGGTATTGATCTTTGGGCCGATAATCAACTTCCGAACAGTTTCATTTTGATTGCTGATGTTGGTTCAGTTGGTTCTGGTGGAACATTGGATATTATTGTTCAGGATTCACCGGATCAGTCTACGTGGGATGCAGATTTTATTACGTTTGATCAGATTGATGAAGCTGGTCTGTATTACTACATGGTTCCTGATCCTATGCGTTATGTTCGCCTTAATGTTACGGTGGGTACGGATGCCGTTCTTTGGTCGGCACTTTATCTTACGTTTGAGAATCAGCGCCGTCCGGTTACTCAGCAGGGTACTGCTCTTACTGCGACTTTTGGTACTGGTCGTGTTGGTAAGGTCGGTGGTGCCATTGATTAAAAATTAGTATTTTCTGCTGGCTAATTTGGCCGGATTTTTAAAGGGGTACAGATTCCGGTTTGTACCCCTTTTTTACTATAAAAGAGATAAAATGGGGGTATGGACGAATGCCTATCAAAGTTAAACTTCTTGATCGTGATTTAATTCGTTTGGTTGGTTCAACAATAGCAATAATAAACGATTCACATGCACGAAAATATATTAAAGCAGGAAGGGCAATTGCAGTTGATGAAAAAAAACCTGAAGATGAAAAGAAACGGTTTGAAGATAAACGTAAGAAAGATCGTGATCGACCTCCAGAGGATAAAACAATGTGGATTCCTCCAGAGAAAAAGACTTTTTCTTCAATACCTAAAAATATAACAAGTCCATTTCCCGGTCCTAATGATACATTGTTCCCTCAAATTTAGAAAAGGGTTATTGACATGGCTTTAAATGAAAACGCATTAATTGATAAAACATTCTTTGATCAAATGTGGCAGGGTCAGGATATTGATCCTGATCGTTTGGATAACATTATAAATGCCATGTCTCTTGCTTTTGAATTGTTTTGTAATCGAAAGCTAAAAGAGAGAACATACACTTATGTTGAAGGTGATGAATCTGCACAGAATGACATTTATTATGTTCCTGAATATGCTATCTTCGATGCACCACCTAAAAATATATTCTGGTTTCCAACATATCCAGTTGCTTCAATAACCAGTTTTTATATTTCCAGTGTTGAAATAACTGCTGCTACAGGTTATGTGGCTGATGATGGTTACATTCTTAATAAGCGTACTGGTCGTTTAGTTTATGAAGGTGGATTTGATTATAATTACCTTCAGAATATTCAGGTAGTATGGAAAGGTGGATATCCAGAAGATTCTGCTGAAATGAGTCATTTGCGTTTTCTGTGTATATCTGCAATGAAAGATTATATTAACTCTCCCAACAACGAAACCTTTGAATCTGAAAAAATTGGTAATTACAGTTATAAGGTTTTGTCTCCTTATTTTCTCAATTCATTAAGTGGATACTCTCCTAAAGTTTATAATGAATTAAAACGTTATCGTAAGGAAGCAATCGGATGACTTATCAATCGCTATTAACACAAACATGCAGCATTTATCGTAAAACGACAACAGTTAGTGAGCAACGTTTTACGGAATCTACTTGGACTTTAATTGCTGATAACGTTAATTGTCGAATTGATTATATGTTTGTGACTTCTTCTTATATTTCACAAACGCCTAATGGTCAAATTACTGGAAATGATTATGTCGGCTACTTTGCATCTGATACAGATATTCAAGCAGGAGATAGGATATACTGGCAAAATGTTTATTTGTATGCACGTCCAGTTAATCCGATTTTTGCTGCGGGAAGTCAGATTCACCATTTGGAAGTTATGTTTGGCTTACAGGAATCTTAAATGTCAATAGGTCAGGATATAGAGGAAGAAAGAGCAAGATTAATTAAAGTGACCTTTGGTAATAAGTTAGCTCAAAAGGTTACTGAAGATGTTCTTTTTCCTATTTTAAAAAGTTTAGAGGAACAGTATCCTTATATTCTTGATAACGTTGGTAAGTGGCTTACAGAACAAATTAAAACATATATGTTGGCATGGCAGGGAACGGGAAGAACATATAAAATTTATGAATGGAATCCTGATGCTCCTTATGGTCAACGACAAACAAAAATAGCAGAAGATTATACTGCTGGATCTAATCTTGGACCCCCCGTTAGTTTTAATACTGGTAATCCACTTTTACCACCTACGGGGTCTTTAGTAGAAGGAATCCAGTATGAAATTAATGCAAAAGGGTATCTAAGCGTTGGTTTATTAAATCCCGGTTTTACTACAGGTAGAGAATTTAAATCTACGGCATATTACGGTGGTAAAATTTTAATCGGTCCTGATACAACTTCGCAACCTGTACATCATTATTGGAACAAATTAAATAAGATTCGTGGTGGTTCAAAAAATTTAACATGGTTTAAAGAGTTAATGCTGGATCTTCGCAAAAGTTATCGTGAAAAATTAAGATCTGAAGCACGTAAAGCATTAAATAAAGCCACCAGAAGAATAAGTGTTCGTCGTGCAATTGTTTTTAAAGTTTATTTTAAATAGGAAAATACAATGCTTGAATTAGATACATTAGTCGTTAATCAAATTGAAACTGATTCAACAATGATATCTTTAATGGGCATTGCTGCTGGTGATACCAGAGTTTACGCATGGTATCCTGCGACTGATATTGAATATGTTGTTGGACAAAAAGAAGTTTGTATCGTTTATCGGAATAGTTTGGGAGGAAGACCTTTTAATTGGTCGTATCCTTCGCAAATGCCCGATATGCTGTATTTCTTTAGAGTGTTGTCAATTTCTCAATTGAAGCTCAGACAAGTTTCTGAAAGATTAATTGAGTTATTTGATCAACAATCTTTAATTTCTACCAATTGGGCTGTAAAGTGGATAGAGTTGGTCGGTTATGCTGATGGTATGAATGAAGGTTCTCCGACAAAGCCCATTATGTCAAAAAATGTTTCATTTACTTTCTCTGTTACAGTTAGAAGGGGTACATAATGGTTGAAAATGGTAAGAACAATCGATATGGAACTGCTGGATATAGTTATTCCATGCAAAGAATTGTTTGTGAGGGTTCCATAAGGACATGTGAATTTTGCAAAGAAGATGGTGAAACCGATGAATCTAAAAAAGTAGTCAAAGAAGGTTATTGTCCAAAATGTGGACGACCTCTTTGGAAAAAAGCAGGGGAGAAGTGTGGATTCATTCTTGGTTATGCTGATCGGAATTATCATCAACAGGATAAAGTTCACATAAAATGCAAATTTTGTAACACAATGACAACAATTTAATTGATTTATTTTTAAGGAGGACATTTTAAATGACCGTCTACTCTACTAATTGGAATTCCGATAACATTTCCATTGGTCCCGCCTACGTGTACTTTGCTGGTACTCACGTTGGTCACACCTTTGGTGGTGTTACCATGTCCGTAACTCAGAACACGTATGAACTGAAATCGGATCAGTATGGTGATACGCCTTTGCGTGTTTTGGATGCTGGTCTGGTTTTGGAAATTACGGTAAACATGACTGAAGCAACCTTTGCCAATTTGAAGATTCTTTTTGCTTCGGCTACTGATGAAACCACCTACCTTACCTTTGGTAAGCCTGTTGGTGAGCCAGTTAATACTGGAGAACTGGTTCTGGAACCGATTGATGGATCTGACATTATTCAGGTTTACAATGCGGCACCCAACGTTGGTGGTGCTGTTGAAATCTCCTATACTACTGATAACCAGCGGGTTTTCGCATGTCGTTTTGTTGGTCTTATTGACGATGCGCGGGATCATGGGGATCAGTTGTTCCGAATTGGTGGATTTTCCTCGTCCAGTTAATCCACCAATGTAGTACCGTTACACCCCCATCAGATGGGAGTCTCCTCTGTGGAGATGGGGAGACTCCCCTTTTTATAAGGAGTAAATAAAATGTGGAAGAAGATATCTGGTGTTCTTGGAGCTTTGGTATTATTGGGATCACTTGTTAGTGGTTATGTGTGGTTTGATACCAAATATGCAAAAGCAGCAGATGTTGAATCCAATAAAATTGAAATTCAAATTATACAAATAAAAAATGATATTCGATGGTATCAGGATCAAATGGCATATATCATGACACGATGTAATAAACGTGATCCAAAAGATTTGCCAGAACATGCCTATAAAAATTATATGGATTATGAAAACAAAAAAGAAGAACTTGATCGTCAGTTAAATATTCTTATGCAAAAACGAATTGGGAATTAGTGATGAAAGATTGTGGTGAATGTTCCCTTTGTTGTAAGTTAATAGCAGTTCCCGGTCTTGCTGAAGCTGGTGAATGGTGTCCTTATTGTGAACCGGGAAGAAAAGAAGGTGGATGTACTATTCATGATAGTCGCCCACCTTTTTGTAAGGGCTATCATTGTTTTTGGAGAGCAGAAAGTTGGCCCGATAAATATAGACCGGATAAATGTAAAGTTATATTTGAAGCATTGCCGGGAGTTTTTACCATTCTTATATCTGTTGATCCAGCAAGACCGGATGCTTGGAAAGAAAAAGAAATATTAGAAGTAATTGAAAAATTAAGAAAAAAGGGTAGGCCATTAATTTTAAAAACAAAAAATAATTCTGAAATGTTTTTACCTGAAGGATGGGATAAACAAGATGTTATGGTTGAAATAAAAAAAGTAATTGATTTAAAAAAGGAGTGGTATAGATGACGGTTCCATCTTATACGACTGATCTCAGTACTTTTAATTTGTGTGAAAATAGTGGCACTTTCGGTGAATTTACAGGAATGGCCGATGGTGGATCACCAGATAGTACTGATATAGATGATCCCATTCAAGGAACATATTTAACAAGCGCACAATGCTCTTTGAAAGTTGGTGAGCTTCAATCAATATATGCAGATTACGGTAGTGGTGTCACAATTCCAACTGATGGTGCTATTCTTATTTGGAATAAGTTTGATGCTGGTGGTTTGTTGGCAACCACGGTTAATGGTGGTGTGCGAATTGTTATAGGATCATCTGCTTCTGCATGGAATGCATGGAAAGCTGGTGGTTATGATAGAATTCCAAATCCCTATGGTGGATGGTATAATTACGCAATTAATCCAACAGCGAGAACATATGATTATCAAGCTGGTGGTGGACCGGGAACAACATTTAGATATGCTGGAATGGCAATTAGTTTAACGGCTGCTGGTCCGACAAAAGGACAACCGTTTAAAATTGATGCTATTCGATATGGAAGATGTTCAATCATTTTTGAATATGGCAGTTTAGCCGATGGTTATGCAAATTTTTCTGATGCTGCTATAAAAAATGACGCTAATGATGCAACAAATGGATATAATAAATGGGGTTTGTTTTCAGTTTATGGTGGTGGTTATCTCTGGAAAGGTCGAATGCAGATTGGTACTACTACTAATGCTTGTGAATTTGTAGATTCCAATGCTTTTGTTCTGATTGATGCTGTAGAGAATTGTACATCTGGTTTTAATTTAATTGAAATAAATAATGCAAGTTCAGTTGTGACTTGGAATAATGTTATTTTTAAAGCACTTGGAACGGTATCTCCCGGTGCTTTTATAATGAATGCTAATGCCACTCTTACTTTCAATAGTTGTCAGTTTACAGATATGGCAACTTTTGTTTTTGATTCAAATGCGTCTATTAATGATAATATTTTTCGTAGATGTGGTCAGGTCACACAGGGAGGAGGAAGTTTTGATGGATGCAGTTTTGTTGAAATGTCTGATGCTGTATCCCTTTTAGTTGATGATCCAGATGTTGTAACAAATTGTTATTTTGAATCTGATGGAAGTAATCATGCAATTCGTTTGACAGCGGCTTGTGCTGGAAATTCTTATACATTAACTAATCTTTTAGTAAGTGGTTATGCAACATCAGATGGTAATACAGGTAATGAGGTTATTTATAACGATTCTGGTGGTGCTGTCACTATAAATATAGATGGTGGGAGTGGTGTAGCAAATATTTCTGTTCGCAATGGTACTGGTGCAAGCACTACTCTCGTTGCAAATTATTCATTTACCATTACAGGTTTAGAATTAAACACTGAAGTAACCATTGTCACGGCGGGAACAACAACGGTTTTGTTCAACGTTGAAAATGCAACAACTTCAGATGGTGATGGTAAGTATCAAGTAACGTATTCACATTCAGGGGGAGCATCGGTTGATATTCTAATTCATCATCCATCATATAAACCGGATATTTCTAATCAATATGGAATTACATTACCAAGTAGTAATTCATCTATTAAGGCAACAATGTTTGAAGATGAAAATTATTACAATCCAACTTAATTTAAAGGAGTAAGAAAATGGCTAAAATTGTAGATCCTGATGACATTAGTTATGTTGTCGATACTACTGCCGGTGGATCTGATGAAATGGAGATCCAAACTGGTGCAAAGACAATACAGTTGCTTCCTCAAGGTACGTTATCGGATGCTGCTCCCGGTGCGACTTCCGGTATTTCGGGGAAATGTCTTTATTCCAAATTGAAAGAGATTTGGAAAGATGATAATGCATTAAATAAGCATCGTTTTCCCATTCAAATGATTTATGAAGCATCATTTGTGTGGATTAATGGATGGGGTCCAAAAGATGATCAAACAAGAGATCTTATTCGTGATGCTGGTTTTCAGGAAGTTGATGGTCGTGAAAATGCTTGTATTATCTCCCTTGGTTCCATGAATGATTCTGCTAACGATTTGGCGTATTATGCTCAGATTACTGGTTTTGATCAAACCACAACTGTTTTTGACAAGACCGGAGAATTAAATGAAAATATCGCCATTATAGGTACTGGTGGTACTCCCGATTATTCCGGTTATTTGAAGGTTTTTCTTCGTGAAGCAGGAAAAGCATTTGCTTCTTATAACCTGTTGGTGGAGCAGGGTCTTGCTGCTCTTACCTATCAGGCTTATCGTCTTCCGCTTGCTAACTCCATCGATCTTAACGTAATTGATGATGATACTGTAATTGGTACTACGGATGCTGGTTCAGTTTCAGGTGTTAAATATTCTGAATTAACTATTGATTACATTACGGGTAGTTTGTTTGGTTTAGCAGCAAATAATATTGGAACCATTAATGTAGGTGAAGTTCTTCAGGATGGTGCTGGTAGATGGTATCGTTGTACAACTCAGGGAACGATTGATGCTACAGATGCCAATGATCTTGGGGCAATGGGTGGTGCAGGAACGGCTGTATTTGAATCCTTTCCCGGTGAACGTCAGATTGGTACTTCGTATTATGCATTTAATCGTATTTTGGATGTGCAGGATACTACCAATAGTTTTAAAGCAAGATTGCAGGAAATACATTCTTGGGCGCAATACCAACTTCGACAAACCGGAGATATTAATGATGATGTGAATGGTGATGGTTATGGAACTGTTTATGGCAATGTAGCATTGCCATTTACGTATTTTGTTGGTTCCACTCTCCATACGCAACCGGGAGTCTATATCGATAATTTTGATCTTAATGATAAAAATGATATGGTCTTTTGGGATATTACAGTTGATGGTGGTGGTCTTGATTCAGAAGATGCACCACTTGATACAACTAATCGTGTGTTTCCGTATACTGCTGCTGGGAGTTTGGTTTTCTCACAGAATTTTGTGGATGAACCGGATGGTGAAACACGATACACAATGTATTTTCAGTATATCACCAGTACTTCTGTTTCACTTGCTATTACGAGTGCTTCTGGAGATAATGCAACACTGGATTGGTCCGGTGATACGGGTAAATTGGATCATTTGCAAAATGGTGATTATGTAAAAATTAGTGGTTTTGTAACGGAAACTGGAAATAATGGTTTGTGGGAAATTACTGGTGCGCCTTCATCAAATACAGTTACAGCAACTAAAGCTGATGGTGTGGCACCAGCGAATGCATCGGCTGAAGCTTGTACTGCACTTGAAAATCCGTTTGAATCTCCTGCTGCTGAAATTGTAGACAATAATGCTGGTGTAAATATCGATGGTCAGATTACATCAGCCAATATTGGTTTTGACTTTGATTATACCAATAACAATCAAGCTGGACGGACACCCGATTCGGATGCTCCGGTATATGTGGTAGCCGTTGCTTATGATGGCGCTCAGTATGTTTTGGCATCTTATACAATTACCAAAGCTACTGGTCAAACAATTCCGATTAATGCGGTTGATGAACTTAACTACGAAAATCCGACTTAATTAAAAACTGATGTTTAATTAATGCCCAACCGCTTTTTCATGGGTTGGGCATATTTCTATTAATATTTGTTTTAGGAGAGAAATGAGCGATCTAAACGTAAAAAGACTTCTTGCTCTTATTAAATCTGAAATTGAACTGGACCGTGATCATAATTTAGATTTACCTAATGGTTTTAAAAGATCATTTGAAATTCAAAAACATTTTAAAGGATGGATTAATTATCACGTTACATGGGATGTACATCCAGATGATCCATGGAGAGTAATCCCTTTAGATAAATCATTAGAGGAACAATGGCATGATGAACTTGAGAAAGTTGTTCCTGTAATTACTCCCGATGGAATTGTGGAGGCCGAAGAATGGGAGAAAAGGTCAGCTTCGATGAAATAAATAAAATAATTAATATCACCATTGCTCCCGATGTTGATGGGGAAATTTTCATTGATGTTAAAACGGATTTATATAGTGATGGAAAAGAAGATTGGGTTAATAACGAAAATTTAAGAAAGTTTGTTTTTCCCATTTCGGCTGTTGGTGGTAATCCATTGCCGGGAGAGAAAGCATTAGGAACTACTTTCTTTTTATCATCTGATTGGAAAATCAGACCGTATAATGCAAGTCATCGCATGACCATCAATGGCAACCTTTATGCTGCTGATGGTTCTGATCCTTTCCTTGATCCTATAGGCACATATACAGTTCGTATTATGCAGCAAGTATCTTCTCTTGTTGATTCGACTGTTCAACAATTAACTGAAATTGAGTATGCTTCTTTTGGTGGTGGGGTAACTGTTGATAGAACTTCCTCTTATTCTGGAACTGTTTATCCTATAGGAACACCACAACAGCCGGTTAATAATTTTCCAGATGCACTTACAATTGCTTTAGAACGTGGGTTTACTACGTTTTATGTAATTGGAGATGCTGATATTGATGGGCTGAACGATTTTGATGGTTTTATTTTCGTTGGTGAATCACAATCCAAAACAACATTTGATATTGATACATCTGCTTCTGTAATTGGTTCTGAATTTTATGATGCTACGGTAAAGGGTGTTTTGGATGGTAATTGTAAAGTCAAAGGATGTATTTTAAATAATTTATCATATATCTACGGGATTGTTGAACAATGCCTTTTGGACGCAGGAGATATAGTTTTAGGAGGGTCCAACGTGGCCCAATTCATAGATTGTTGGAGTGGATCAGCAAGTCAGGACACCATCCCCTACATCGATATGGGTGGTACGGGTCAAGACTTGATTATGAGAAACTACAACGGGGCCATAGGAATAAAAAATTTAACGGGAAACAATCAGATAAGCATCGATCTGAATTCGGGAATGGTAGTTCTGGACAATACGGTGATAGCAGGGGAGATAACAGTTCGGGGAGTGGGTCAGGTAATTGATAATAGTGGTGGAACGGCTGTTGTGAATACCGATTATCTTATTAATCCATCAGTAATCACAAAAATGGTTTGGGATACTCCAACTGATGCACATACAACTCCCGGTACTATTGGTGGTGATTACAATAATATGCTTCAAACCTTTCCAAGACTTCTTGGATTGATGCAGGAAAACTATCGTTTGGATAATCAAACGTATCAGGATTATAATGGTGCTAAACTATTAACCAGTGCAAGAATAAGAACATATACGGATGAAACGTTAATGTCTGTATTGGCCACGTATCAAGTTACGGCTACTTGGTCTAATGGTCAATGCACATCTTATCAGGTGGTGAAGGTATGAGTTTAGCATTAGCAACGAAAGGAATGTTGCCAGATTTCACTGGAACAGGTACGGGTACTGGTCCCGGTGAAACTGTTACGGAATACGTGGAAGGAATCTTTGATGTGGAAGTAGACACCGAAACGGTAACGATTGAAACACAGGAAGTAGAAGCAGTTATTGATATTATTTTAATTGAACCAGAAACAATCGAAATTGAATTAATGGAAGATGAAGAATCAACGGAAGATCAGATTGAAATAACTCTTGAGTCTAACGAAATAACAGTAGAGGTATAAAATGGCATCTGAGATTACAATTAAAAAAGGTGAATCGAAAACGTATTCATTTTTAATTAAACGTAATGGAGTGGCATATGATATGTCTTCATTAAACCCTGCTCCTACGTTTAAATGGGCTGTTAAAGTAGAAAGGGAAGATTCATCCTATATTCTTGAAAAATTAGATGCTGCATTTGATAAAGCTGATCTTTCTACGGGGTATGTTCACTTGACAATCACTGCTTCTGATACGGTTGCTCTTGAACCCGGTTCTTACGTCAGTGAATTAAAATCCACCTTTACAACCGATGATATTGATAAATCTACTGTCATCGATTTTATACTGAAAAAATCTGTTATTCATGATTAAAAACTAACTTATTGTTAAAGGAGATGGAAAATGAGTAAAAATGTTAATGAGATTTTGGACTTTTCTGATCTGGATGATGTGCTGGAGTTTAAATTTAAAGAAAATATCTATTATATTCCTGCATTCACTAAAAAACAATTGGACAAACTAATGTCAATTAGCCGCAAATTTGTGGCTTTTACTGATGCTGAACCTAAATTACCGGAAGAAGAAGGTGAAATATCTAAAGATGATTTGGATAAAACCAATGATTTTTTTGATATGCAAGATGAATATCTTCTTGCTGCGGTTATGAAAAAAGGAGTAGATGGAAGCATTGATGAATCACTCTCTGATAGTGATCTTGCATCTTGGCCGGTAAAACTTCGTGCTAAAATTATGCAATTGATTAATGAACAAATGTCGATCACTATTGGAGATGTTGCGGGTACTGAATCTGAAAAAAAATCTTAGGAGAGGTTCGGGAGTACGTTAGAATCTGTCACTATATGCGTGGTGCCGTTACTTTCAATGAATTGATTAACATGCCAGTAAAAAAATATCTTATATTAAAAAGAGCATGTGAGATTGAATCTACGGCATCACGCATTTCCAGAATCTACGATTTTAATAGAGGATTTAATGATCCGAAACCTCTCCTTAATCAATTGAATAAAGAATTAGATCAGTATTTGAGTAAAAATGTAAAAGGTGGGAAACCATCTATTGATTGGAAACAAAAAGACCCTGATTGGCAATCTAAACTTAATGCGTTGAGGGTATAAAAAATGGCTGATAATGAAAATATTGAGAAAATAATATTAAATCTTGAAACCAACTTTGAATCTGTTCTGAAAGATGCTGCGGCTTCATATACCCGTTTTGTTAAATCAACGGGTCAGACTGTACGTGGTCTTGGTGGTTCATTTGATAGCCTTGCCAAGCAAGTATCTTCAAGCGTTGATTCAATGTTTGATCAGACTCAACGTAATATTAAATCTTCTCTTGGACAAGCAAGAGGAGCAATGAAACAGGTTGGCAATCAGGGTATCAAAGTAATCGATACTTATATTGATCGCTTTGATAAACTTACTGCACGTCAACGTCAATTTATTGCTGAAGCAGCAAAGTTAAAAGATCACATTAAAAAACAAGCTGGAATTGCTGCAAAATATGAAGATGATCCAACACATCCTTCTCGTAAATCCGCAGAAGTAAAGCTTGATAAAGCTCAAGCACAATATGATGCTTTGCAGGAAAAAAGAAAAGCAGAACAGAAACGCATTGTCAGTGAATTTAATAAAATGTGGGCATCTGTTTCTGTTGCTGCAAATAGAGCATTAGCGAAACAGACTGTAACAGCAGTAGATGCGGTTAAAGCAACCACGAAAGATACTATTGCTGAATTAAATAAATTAGAAAATAAGTTAAAAGAAGTTGATAGGATTCAGGGTGTTACTCAGTATAAGAAGATGGGTGCCGGGATGGAGAAGCAAAAGGCATCCTTGGATACTGCTTTATCTGCACAACGAAAACGTGTTGCTGAATCTGAATTGAATATGGAAAAGAGCAAACAAGCTCTTATTGATCAAACCGATGAAAAGTTAAAAAAGCAAGCCAGATCACAGTTAAAAGATTCTGTAATGGCTTTGCGTGAAGTACGTAAGGGTTATGCAAATATTCAAGATGCTGTTAAGGAATATGGTAATCAGGTAGATAAAGTAAAAGCCAAAACAAATACACTTGCGAGAGAATTGAAAACTTCTTTAGCTAAAGGTATTAGTTCCAGAAGTATTACCAATGAATTAAAAAATTTAGATACACAATTAACGGAGTATGGACGTGCCGCTGGTTTAAGTCTGCAAAAAGGAATGCAAAGTTCCATTCAAAAATCTGGATTTATAGAAAAATCTCTTAATACAAAAATTGCTAAATTAAAAGAATATAAACAGCAAGCGGAAGCATTACAGGCTACTGGTTTGGTTGATGCCAGTGGAGAAATTTCTAAAGTAAAATCTATTCTTGCACAGTATGAGAAATTTTGGGCGAGATATAAACAAGAGCAGAAAAATATTCAATCAATTATGCTCAAAAAGCCCACATTTGATGGTACAATTGATTTAGGAAAATTGAGAAAACAGTATGAGAAATTATCTAAAGTTACTAAAAGTTATGGTGACATTAACAGCAAAAATTTTCTTGAGATAAATAAACGTGTTCAACAATCAGAAAAAATTTATGAACAATATAGTAGAAAAAGAAAAGAACTTGATAAACAAGTTAAAGCGGCACGGAAAATTCTTAATGATGCGACTTTAGCACAGGATAATGAAACAAATAAAAAGCGAATTGCGCTTTATGAAAAATATATTCGTTCTTTACGTGGTAAGCTTAGTCAAGTTAAAGGAGTTATAAATAAACAGGTTGTAAATCGAAGTGATATACAAAAACAATTCGTAGAAATTGAAAATGTTGCTAAACGCACTCAAAATGTTATCAGAAGAACTTTTGCGAACAATACATTTCCAAGAGAAGAATTTAATCGTATTAAACAAGATTTTAGAGATTTACAGGTTTTAACAAATAAATTAAGTCAAAAACGTTTTATTAATACAAAACATATTGAAGAAGTAGAAAGTAAAACCAAGGCGTTAGAAAAAGCAACACGTATATATGGTAATCGTTTAGAACATGCACAGAAACAATTGGCTAAACTTAATCAAATTCAGAAAGCAGGACTTGGTACAGCCGGTATTCAAAAACAAACTGATGCTCTTGAAAATCAAATTTCACAAATGAGGAGACATTATCGTAATTTAAGTAATGAGTATAGACGTGCTACAAATGAAATGAATCAAATAAATAAAAAAGCATCAAAAAGTTTTGTAAGAAATGCGTGGGAATCTGTTCGTAATTTCCGTTGGCAAGTAGCAGCAGTAATATATCTTATTTCAAGAGCAGTTATGACAGTGCAAAGAACTGTTTTGGCTGTTTTAAATAATATTCAACAATTTAGAATGGATGCTATGTCTCTTGCAGCATCTTTTTCTATGCAGATGATTGGCAATATATCAGATACTTATGAAACAGCATATCAATATGCAAGAGATTTAATGGTTAAGCTTGAAATGCAAGCAGCAAAAACAATTCTTACTGTCGAAGATATGTTGATGTTGACAAAGACTTTTGCTCAAGCTGGAATTATTCCAAAAACTGATAAAGATATACAAAATATTGCTACAATTGGTACAGCAATTAAAGCATTGACTGAGGGTATGGCTAATGCTGGTGTACAGATGCGTCAGGAACTTTATGCTATTATTGCTGGAAGACAAAGAGCTACAGACCAATTAGCAATGATGTTTAAATTTATCGGAATTGATATTCAACAGGTAATTAAAGATGCCAGAGAAGAAGGCGTCAATATGATTGATGCTTTAGCTGATGCACTTCGTCCATTTGATGAAATGAACCGCAGAATGGAAAAAGAATTTGGTGCAGTAATAAATAGATTAAAAGCGATTTGGGGATTAATTCAACGTATTGGTGCTGAATATACTTTAGTGGAAATTTCTGAAAAACTTTTTAATTTGGCAGAATCTATAGCTACAGTAACAGATAAGGGATTACAGCTTACAGAAAGAGGTAAAGAAATTGCTACTGGACTTGGTATGGCAATGGAAACTGTACAACAGGTGACTATGACCATATGGGGTTTAATCAAAACAATTGTTTCTGAATTAAGTGTAATTAGTTCTATATTTACTACTTTGTTTGGTGGTTTGTCTGATAATGCAAATAAGTTTCAAGGAGAGATGAAATTAGTAGGAGTTGTTTTTGAAGGTATAATGCGGGTTCTTGGTATTATTCGTTCATGGATGACAGTAATTCAAGCATTAACAGAAGGATGGTCTACTGGAGTACGATTTATTCTTAGCATGTTTAAAGCAATGGGTGATATTCTGTATGGTATCGCTACATGGCAAATGCCAGTAATTAAAAGTGGTGTAGATCAGTTTTATGCTGCTATAAAAAATTCTGATTCACTTACAGGCGATTTTAAGAGTAAATTAGCTGAAATACCCCAAATTTGGAAGGATATTAATAAATCAATTGAAAATGCATATAAAGCATTAGATAAAACTGCTAAAAAACAAACAGAGTTGGGTAAACTTAAAACCATTCCACATCCATTTAGTAATATGGCTGAAGAAATGGGTAAACTTGGTACTAAATTTAAAGAGCTTAGAAAAGCCGCAGCATCAGACAAAGAAAAAATTCAAGTTCAGTATGAAATTGATGTTGAAGGATTAGATGAAACAAAAAGAAAACTTAAAGAAAATATTGCATTTTTACAAAGTGCATATGAAGCGGGTATTGGTTTGGGTGCTGGGGAACAAAAAGTTCTTGCTACTCAAATTCAGGGTTTTAAAGAATACCTTGCTCAAATAGAATATGTAGAAAAAGCAGCAGCAGAGAAACGTCATAAAGCTCTTGAAGATTTAAATGAAAAAGAAACAAAAGCATATGCTCAAGCAAAACGTCAGTTTAATGTACTGATGACTGAACTCTATGATCGTCCTGAAACAAGGGAAGATAAAACGAATAAGTGGAAAACCTTGATGGAAGAACGAATCATTGAGATGACCCATACAAATGAGATTGCCAGAGAAAATGCTGATTCATTGATGAAAGCATTGGATCTTGGTTTTATGAAACGCCAGCTTCAAGACGCCAGAGAATATAAAGAAGAATTAATTGAGCTTTTTAACACCATTAATTCTCATAAGGTCATGAATCCTTATGAAGAAATAAATGCTGAGATGGATAAGCTCAGTCAAAAAATAAGAGCTAATGAAGAACTCAGTGAAGATGATAAACTGTTAGCTCTGCAAGGTGTAATGAATGCAAAGAAAGAACGAATTGAATTAGAAAAAATTAATCAAACAAGAGAAGCAAGTTTAAAAATACTTGATGCTCAAAATGCTCAAGCTTCTCGTTTGGTAAATAGTTATAGTCCGATTAAACAACTTGAAGGAGAAGTGCTTCAATTACATGTTGAGCAGCAAAAAGCATTGATTAATTATCAGTCTCAAATGGAAGAAATTGATGCTAAATGGAAAGATGATGCGGGTAATTGGAAAGAAGGTGCTGAGAATGCTCAAAGATATTCTGCTGCTTTGCAAGCTGAATTTATTCAAATTCAAAAAACATTTGAAGAAGAATTGTGGAAAAAGCAACATCCACTTTGGAATGACATGATTGAAATGAGTAAGAATTGGGCTGATGGATTGTCTGATTCTCTCACTGATCTTGTTTTGGATTTTGAAAATTTTGGCGAATCGATGAAATCCCTTTGGGAATCTATTGTAAGAGATATGGTAAAAGCATCCATTAAAAGACTCGTTGTTGATAATTTAATGGATAAATTAGGATCTGGAGCAGGAACAGCAACTATGAATGCTCCACCAACGAATATTGAACAAGTTGGTTCTGCTGCGGTTGCCTTGGGTAAAATTGGAGAAAAAGGTAGAGAAAAATCTATTATAGAAAATAAATCTGGATTAGGGAATACTTTTTCTAATCCAGTTCCCGTAATTATAGTTGGTTATACGGAAAATACAAGAGCTATGATGGCAGCACAACAAACTAAAGTTACGGAAGCCGTAAAGGAAAGTACTGCTGTTATAGAAGAAAATGTTGGGGAAACTAATTCAAGATTAAAAAATGGATTTTCTGAAGTTTTTGGATGGATAGGAAAAGTTGTAACAACTTTAGCAAGTGGGGTTGTACAAGGAGGTAAAGATTTATTTGGAGGAATCTTTGATTTTGTTGGTGGTCTTTTTGGTGGTGGAAGTGGAAGTGGTGGCGGCGGTGGTGGTGGTAGTGATATCATGGGTTATGTAAAAACAGCATTAGGGTTTGTTACTTCATACTTTGGTGGTGGAAGTGGTTTAGGAGGAGGTTTTAGTTTATTTGATACTGGTGGTATGATTACGGAACCTGTTGTTGGTAAGGGTATGAAAACTGGAAAGACATATGAATTTGCTAAGAATGGTAAATCTGAAATGGTAACACCTGTTAGCGAATGGTTTGAAAGAGCTAAAGATATGGGTGGTTCTTCTCAACAGGTTATTTTTCAGATGCCATTGAATCTTAATGCTATCGATACTCGTACCGGAGTTGAATTTATTATGCAGAATCAAAGTGTAATTGAAGCAAGCATTGCTAAATCTTTTAGAAATAATAAAAATATTCGTAGTATGGTACGGAGGGGTATGTAATGGCTGATTTTACATTTGAAATTCATAGTTTTAATCCTGAACCTCCAGTTTATAATATTATTCAAACAAAAATGGAGGGATGGAGAATTAAAAGAAGGTTAAAATCTTCTCTACCACAAAGTCGTTGGTCTATTGAAATTCGTGGTAGAACAAATGCTGAAAAGGATGCAATTCTTGCTCATTATACAGGTCAGACGGCAGGATTAACTCCTTTTAATTGGACTGTTACTCCAGCATGGTTTGATAGTACTGGTGGAAGTCCATATTACGTAACTTATGAAAGTTTTAGCTACACTCATGTTGCTGGTATGAATAATATATGGAATTTTGAAATTACGTTTTTGGAGGAACTACCGTAATGCCTAAAGAAATAAATTCTAATTTACTTCCATATTTTTTTAAAAAATCCACTGTGGTTTGGACAGGATATCGTTTTTGTATTAATTCCTCATATCCTTCTTGGGATACATATTTTATAGCTAACAACGAAGATATTGATGAATATACTGCGTTGGCTATAAAAAGGTCTACAATTAAATCTGAAGAAGGAACTGTAATGAATGAAGTTGAAATTGGACTTGATAATGTTAATCTATCATTTAAACAAGATGTAATGAAAGGTTTATATGATAATCGTTGGTGTATGATTGAACTTGTTTTTGGATATCCTTTTTCTGGAGGTTATAATGTTGCAGGAACAGTTCCAATTTTTTATGGATTGTTAGATGCTCCTAAAGGAGATGAACACTGGCTTACCATGACATTAAGACCCTTACCTTTATTGGACCGTGAGTTTCCTAAACGTGTTTATCAAATTGGATGTAATTGGTTATTTGGAACACCAAATCAATGTGATATAAATATTAACAATTATAATGATACTGTAGTATTAACTGCTCAATCTGATGGAACCACACTTTCTTGCAATCATGCTCATAGTACCGATTATTATGTGCCGGGATATGTTGAAATTATGGATGGGGAATATGCTGGAGATGTACGTCCAGTTCTTTCTAATGATACAAATAGTGTTACTGTTAGAATCCCATTTGGCTATACAATTACATCTGGTACAGAAATAAAAATTCAAAAACTGTGTGCTAAAAATCCAGATGCCTGTCAAAACATATTTAATAATTATAATAACTACGGTGGTTATCCTCACGTTCCAAAACAACCCATAATATAATTAGAGAGAATAAATTGGATTCTGAAAGAATTGTACAGGAAACCAAGAAACTTATTGGAATTCCATTTTGTCATTATGGACGATCTACAATTGGTTTAGATTGTTTGGGTCTTGTGTATTTATCTCATAGTAGGGCTGGGTTATCTTTAGTTCGTAATGATGGTCTTTCATATCCTCCTACGTGGTGGAAAGATAAAAAGTATCAAGGGGAAAGACTTTTAAATGGATTAACAAATTTTGGTGGTTTTGAAATAGTTTCAGATTATTTAAAAGGATGTTTAATAACTTTTCGACTATTTGGTAAAGATGTTCCAGTAAATCATGTTGGTATAATGATTAATGAAAACCAATTTATTCATGCCAGTAGTTCACGAATTCGTAGATTACGTGGAGTTCATTTAGAAGATTTACATTCTTCTGGTTATTATAAAAGGTTTGCTTATTTTTTAAAGCATAAGGATATAAAATATGTCTGGTGATATGACAACGGGGCAAATTGTTGGAAGTGTTGCTGGTGCTATTATTGGTGGTGTTATTGGAAATTTTCCCGGTGCTATGCAGGGTATGGCTATCGGTGGTATGATTGGTGGTTGGATTGATCCTCCCCCTGCTCCTAATCCTCCACCTTTAGGAGATGTTGGGATTAACACCTATATTCGTAATGCTCCAGTTACATTAGCATATGGACAATGTAAATTACATGGAGGTTGTTTGTGGTTAGGTGATATGGGTGTGCAAATGGATGAAGGAGGAAGTAAAAAGAATCCAGAGTATACCCCTCAAATGTGGATGGAATTTGCTATTGCCCATTGTGAGGGTCCAGCAATTGAATTTTTAAAATATTGGATTAATGAAAAAACAATTGGTGAAAATATTCAAGATGACCAATATTTTACTATTCGATCTTATTTAGGAACTAATAGTCAAACTGTAGATCCTTCTATAGATTCCTTTCTTTCTGGATCTGCTGCCCCTGCTATTCCTTATATTTATACGACATATTCATATGTTTATGCTTTTTTTGATGGTGGGTATTTTAATAATGTACCTTCTTTTTCTGCTGAAGTGAAAGCATTTCTTACTGAATCTGGAGAAGAAGATGCAAATCCAGTTAGGGTTTTGTACCATTTTTTAACGGATACAAGAGTAGGTGCTGCTATTGATTCTGCTTGGTTTGATGGTGATCCTGATACTGTAGATTCTTCTTGGAAAATTGCGGCTGATTATTGTGATGAAATAGTTTCTTATGTAAATGAAGAAGGAAGCACAATACAGGAACCACGATTTCGTTATTCAAACTATCTTGATACAAGAGCAAAAGGATATGATTTTGTAAGAGATATTTTAATGACATGTCGTGGTATTCTTACGTGGTGTCAAGGTAAAATTTATATTATTATTGAAAATGATTTAGAAGAAGTACAAGGATATTTTAGTGACGAACATGAGGAAACTTTTACGGCTACAGGGTCAAGCACTGTTGATCGTATTTATGTTAGTTCCGCTTTTACAGAACCTTTAGGTTATTGGGAAGGAGAAGTTGGAAAAATTACATTGGGTGGAATAGAATATGAATTTACGATTAATACAATGGGAACAGATTATGTTGATTTGATTGATAGTCTTCCTTCTGCACCTACCAATGAAACTTTTACAATTAGAAAAGATAATATAAAAGAAGGTACTTTTAATTTTAGTAAAACATCTAAATTAGATATTGTAAAAATTTGCAGAGTTGAATTTATTAATAGAAATTTTAAAGATTTAGTTTCAGGTAATACAAACGAATATCAGTGGGATGTTGTTGAATGGGAATCACCAGATCCATATTTGGAAGTTGAAAATGAAGATGACAAAACTCAACAAATACGTTGTGCTGGCGTAAAAAGAAGATCACAAGCAATTCGTTTAGCAAAATATTATTGTGATGCTGGTAGGGGTATGCGTTGGTTTTGTGAATTCTCTACGGATTTAGTTGGTTACTTTTATAAAGTTGGAGATATTATTGGGATTTCTCATTCAACAACTGGATGGGTACGAAAAGAATTTAGAATTATTTCTTTAGAAGAAATAGAAAGTGATGAAATAAAAATAAATTGTATGGAATATGATCGAACTATTTTTGATGATGAAATACCACAACAACTATATGAAACAAGTGGATATATGATTCCATCTGTTTATTCATCCCCTGCTCATGTGGAAAGATTACATGTTGTTCAGGATGAAACAAATAATATTCTGTATATTTGTTTTAAAAGACCAGAAAATCAAAATTGGTTTTATGGTGCAATGATTTACATAAAAAAGGGAGTTAGTGGTGAGTATAATGCAGAAAAAGTATTATCATCTGTTACCTCAAGTGTAAAATTGGCAACGGGTGGTATTGATGATGTTCAAACTTCTATTCCTTACGATTTAAGTACTATTTATGGAACATTTCCAGATTCAGGAGAATTTTGGATTGAAGATGAATTAATCTCTTATACATCTATTAATGATACATTAGATCAATTTGAGGGATGTACCAGAGGAAGTAATGCTGCTTCTCATGCAGATACCGAATATTGTCATAACAAACGATCTAATATGTATAGTTATATAACCTTTGATGCTTCTGATGTTGGAAGTACATGGTATATTAAAGCTGTATCACAAAATATAGTTGGTATTGAAGCTGATTTTGATACAGCACCAGAAGATTCTATTATTATTTCATAAAGTTTTTTAGGAAAATATAATGACTTCAAATTTTAGTGAAGGAAGCGGTACTGTTCAGCCATATGTTATGGATAGTATGTCTTCTATCGGAGCAGGAATGGGTCAAGGTATTAATCAATTTTTTAATTACCTTGGTTCTTTCCCCGGTATTATGATGTTTGTTTCAGTGTTAGGTCTTTTGCTTAATAAAGATGATGCCAAAAATGTTGCTCCAAATTTACTACTTCGTCCAGAACAAATTACTAAGGGATCTCCAGCACCTTTTGTGGTAGGAACTTTTATTTCAACAAATAATTGCATTTGGTTAGACGTTCAAAAATCAGGTCTTTATCCTGCAAGTTATTATGGTGGTATTTTAGAAGAAACTTTTGTAGAAGAAATTGATGGTGGGTTTTTTGGAAGTGATCAAACCATTGAACCAAATTTATATACAACTCATTTTGTTTGTCTATCAAGTGTTGATGGAGGTATTGTAAATAATACATGGTTTGATGGCAAACATTGGTGGATGTTAATGCGTTTGGATGATTTTTTATATCAAAAGGCCAATACAGATACTCCTCATTACACCATTTTTCATCAATATTCTTCTTCTACGGATGTAATTTATGGTTATATGCATCATGCATATAATAATGTTATTGAATTTGAAGGAATAATAAATGACCCTGCACCACAAAAAACCATACGCACTCTTTTGTATTCCTTAGAAAAACCAGAATATGCTGTTCTTGGTAATGTTCATAATAAATTTCCTAATATTAAAACTGAAGTTACAGGTAATAGTGCTTTAGGTGGTACTTATGCTTTTAAAGATTCTAATAATAAAGTATATTCGATTACCTATCGTGATAACGAAAATGATTATTCTTATGCATTAACATTTGAATCTGTATATGATGATGGTTTGCCACGTTTTTTTAAATATGATCATTTATTAAATGAAGAAGAATATTTATATGGTGGAGAAGATCTTCAAAAAAACTATGATGATATAACTAAAGGATATAATAATAGTCAAAAATTTTGGAGACAGGATATTGATGATAATCCTGATCATATGTATTTCTTTTTAGGAAGAAATTATCATTGGGGAGGAAGTGTTTGGCAGACACATCATGTGCCTTATTCTCTTGAATATGATATTTTTTATTTAGATCGTAGTGATAATACAATTCATTCTGTAATTCGTGCTAATCGAATAACAATTAACGGACAAAATCAGGTATCAAATGCTATTCCACCCATTTATTGTCAGAGTATGGAAGTTGTTGGGGATGAAATTCTTGTATTTGGATGGGAATATCAGTCTTGGAATATAATGTATGATTATCGTTATATGACTGAAGAAGCAGAATTAATAGAAGATCCAGTATATGGTACACTTCATCGTATTTATGCCGATTGGAGTGGATACCCTGATAATTATTGGGTTAATATGGAAGAACCTTATACATGGTTTTATTTTACAAAAAATCATTATGAAAGAAGAAAGGTTATACATCAAACATCTACTTATATAGATGTACAGGGAGAATTTGGGTGTTATCCAAAAGTAGGAAATAAAGTATGTGTTACAAGAAAAAGAAGTTATCAAGCAGATTGGGGATATGTGGGTGAAGGAAGTACAAGAGATAGGGTAATTGTTGTTAAACCAGATATATTTAATCCTCAAATAGTACCAGAACAGCATGAGGATTATGATCGTGCCTATTTATTAACTTATGATGGAGTATGGACACAAGATTGGGAGTATGAAGCAAGAGCATTAACTGTTATTGCAGATGAAGGAAATTCTTGGGTGGATTTTGGTTCAGATTCATTACATCGTGATCCAGTAGTTGGAGATAAAATATTTTTTACATTTTCTTCTGATGTGTATGATAGATGGGATGGGGCAGATTCAGATTATTATCGATATTATAATCCTACAGATGAATGGTTTTACGAATATCTATTTAATCGACTTGAAGAAGAAGATAATTTGCCAATTATAGATTGGGATATTGGTTTTAATGTGTTAGAATATAATAGTTGGTTTAATACTTCTTTACATGCTGATGGTTTTGAACGTTTAGTTGTTTTACGTTTTAATAAAAATACGGGGGCATATTTAGGAAAACTTTATCAAAATTATCCTTTTGCTTATAATGCTGGCGCTGATGCATTTGAAATTTGTATTCCACATACTGGAACTTCGGCTATACATTCGGTATCTACTGATTCTGAAATAGCTGTTACATGGTTAATAATGCAAACGAATACTCAACGCCATTTAGGTCTTGTAATTAATAAAAGTGATCTTTCGATAAAGTCATATAATAGAGCAGGAAGAAGTCAGTTTGGAGGAACAAACCTTCATTTAAGTGGTCATGTTTATAGGGGTGCTGTAAAAGCATATGTTTTTGATTTAGCATCAAATTCTTATCAATGGCGTTGGTATGCCCTTTTATATGAGTATTTGGGACCATATGCAAGTAATGGTGCATATATTCTGGATTTAGGAACACAAGGTATTTTTCCTGCGGCAGATCAACCTGTAAGTACAGAAGAAGGAGATTATTCTTCTACATTAGCTATAGGTGTTAATGTGGCAGGATTAGTTAAATGGTATCGTAGAGGTGGCTGGGCAACGGGACCACTTTATACGACTATGTATGTAGAAAGTCGTAGTACCAGAACAGATAGTCCAAATTTAAGAAAATTTGATTTTGATAATAAATTAATTTTTTCTTATGAGAACGGACCTCCATATGCTCTTGGTGGTGAATTTGAAACTTGGTGCTATTTTCCCCCAAATGAATATAATAAAGCAGGATATGCTTATCCTTTAGATGGAAATAATGATAGGGCAAGAGTAAGTACTGTAACACAAGGTTCTCTTAATTATACAATAAGAAATTGTAAATATGCTTGTTCTGTTGATGGTAATCATGTTTATAGTTATCAGTGTGATGCTAATCCAGTTGGTGCTATTAGTTCAATTATTAGTAAATCAACCACTCCTATTCATTATTCTTATACAGGTTTATACACTCCTTTAGATGTAGATGATAAAATTCAAGAATATGTTCCTGCTAAAATTAATTATGCTGGACGTACATTTGATATTGTTGAAAGACGATATCTTTTTTCAAAATCTTATGAACAAAGAAAAAGTGCGAAAGATTATATAGATGAAGTTTTGGATACTTTTCAAGGGGCGTTTTATCGGTGTCCCGGTTTTAGTGGCCCCGATAGTCATAATGATTTAAAGGCATATAGACTTATAGTTCCAACACCTAATGAACCTGTTTCATTTTATTTTGGATTTGATGAAAACACTTTTGTTACAAATGCTCTTTCTAATGAATATGATGTTATTTTTATAAATTTTGAAGATTATCCAGAGGATTACTGGAAAGGAGATATTGGTTATATTAAAGTTGATAATGTTAATTATGAAATAATTATTATAGAACAAGGAAGTACTTACATACGACTTTCTGATGATTTACCAGTTTATGCTCCTAATGGAGTTGAAGTTTTTATTTCAAAACAAAATATTAAAGAAGGATCATTTTCTTATTTTAAAAAATCTAATGTAGATAGAATTAATAAGGTACGTGTTGAGTTTACAAATCGTATGACAGGTTATGATGTAGATATTGTGGAAGCAAGTGATCATTATAGACAAGATGTTTACGATGGAGATGTACATATTAAACAAATGGATATGCGCGGAATTTGTCGTGCAACACAAGCAAGTAGAATGGCTTTTCGTTATTTAGATTATGAAAATTATATAGAATGGAGTTGTAATTTTGATACTGATTTAATTGGTTATGCTCTGTGCGTTGGAGATATTGTAGGAGTAACACATAATGTTACCGGATGGTTTATTAAATTATTTAGAATTAAAAGTATAGAAGAAATTGGGGATGATTTTGAATGTAAATTACTTCTTGAAGAATATAAAAGGGAAATATTTAATGATTATTCTGAAATACATATTCAAACAGGTTCATCCGGTATCTTAAATACAAATATGAGTCCAAATATTATTCCATTTCATGTAAGAAGACTTTTTGCTTATTATGATTATGTAACTCAACGAGTTTATATTACTTTTTATAGTCCTGTGGAAACTAATTTTTGGTTGGGTGCTAAAATATATTGTTCTATTGATGGTGGTAATGATCAATTTGTTGGAACTGCTTTTAGTTCAAGTGTAACACCAAATGTAATTTTTAGTTCTACAGGCACAACAGAAACGTCAGTAATGGCTGAGACAATTAGTAAATATTGTGAAGAAAAAAATTATGAATATATCTATACGGAAATACCATATGATTCAACAACAATGTTGGGAACTTTTCCCGCATCTGGTTATATTTGGGTAAATCAAGAATTAATTTATTATAATGGTATTGATACAATTAATAATAAATTTATTGGATGTGTGCGATGTGTTGAAGTTCCTGATGAACAGTATGCTGTTGATGCCCCTGATACTTATTTAAATTGGACAAACCCTTTAATTACATTAGCTAATTATAATACTTTTTCTTTTCCAGTAACCTCTGAATTTGTGGATTTGACAGCAGAACAAGCACAAACAGAAGGAAGTCAAATCGAATATGATCAGCCTTTACTTAGAATTAAAGCAGTTTCTCTTTCAGCTTATGGAGAAGAAGCAGATTACAGTACAGCACCTTATTTTAATTTGCTTCTTCGTGGTCCCGTTGGTGGGCGTCCATATTCACCAACTCTTTTAAGGTATGAACGGAATTTATAAATGCATGTACTTAAATTCACATTAGAAGGTGGTGAAGGACCGGGACTTGATGTTGTTATTGATGAATCAATAGGATTTGGTGAAACTTTATCCATTGCTTCATCATCTGTTTTGGTTGAGGATACAATTGGTCTTCGTGGAATCCCGGTTGAAATTAAATTTGAAGAAATAACTGAAACAATTGGATTGGGAGATTCATCAGAATCGGCATTTAGTGTTTTATTAGAAGAAACTATTGGATTAAATGATTCAGGTGATGATACCTTTAATGTTTATTTAGTGGAAACAATTGCCTTTAATGATACGGTAGAAAGAGCATTATCGAATAATATTACTTGTAATGAAACAATTGGTTTTGATTTAACTGGATATAATATAATTGATAATCCTCATGATATTACATTTACGTGGAGAACACGCACGAATGTTGATCCATCTTATGGATACGGTGCTGCTGAGTATGGTGCTATTGTTTCTTATGGTGATGGTGATGCTTCTAATCTTGTCTCTTTTGAAATTCATATTTGGAAACCTAATGGCCCAAGTAATTCAAGATATCTTGATGGCACGACTCCTAATAATGTAGATCGATTAACGAAACAAGTTATCACTATTACGGATACAGGTGATCCTGATGCTGACGCTACTTATACTTTAACGGCAGCAAATAATGTTTCTTTTAGTGGGGGTGTTTTTTCAGATCAGGTGGAAATAGAAGTATTTGTAAAAGATAGCAATGGCACATATTCTTTTGCAAAAGCTTTACTTACGGATGCATTAAAGGTTTATCATGAGGATTAAGGAGATTTAAAATGGCTTTTACTCCAGCGTTTCATCTTTCAAAACCTCCTTATCAAACACTGCGTTATGATTTGGAAGCAAATTTGAATTATGATATTATTGAAGCAGCATTGCTTGGTTTTCCCAGCAGTGATCCACCGGGACATACTAATAATTATCCTGATGTAACTCCTACTGATGGAATGCAGTGGCTTGATACAGGTAATGATCAGTTAAAGGTATATTATAATAGTGCTTGGAACGTTATTCACAGTTTTTAAGGGAGGAAGAATTATGAAACGTGGTTTGCGAAATAATTGGTGGAAATTTGAGTGTTTTTATCCTGATGGTCAATTGAAATGGGTGGAAGTTATTCCAAACATTGTGGTTGATGAAGGCATTGATCATTCATTGGATGTTATTTTTTTGGGAGGAACGGCATATTCTTCTTGGTATGTTGCTCTTTTTAACTCAGATTCTACCCCTGCTGCTGGTTGGGTTTATGCTGATATTGGTACGGATCAAACAGAGTTCACTTCTTATGATGAAACGGCACGTCCTACATGGACTCCCGGTTCAATTTCTAATCATACATTAAGTGATCAAGTTTCGTTTACGGCATCTACTGGTGTAAGCACTACAATTTATGGATCATATGTGGTGAATGTTTCAACAAAAGGGGATAATGCCAGTGGTGTTGGTATTATGTGGTGTGCTACCCGATTCAGTACACCACGTCCATTTATTGCTGCGGAAGTATTAAATGTGACGTATTCCATTAATTCTCAAGATGTTTAATGGAGAATAATTATGTCTGAATCATATATTGCTGTAACAGAGGGATCAGGTAAGAATGTATCTTCTGTACAGGCAACGATCAATTCTACGAATGTTCAGATTGAACGTGCTATACAGGGGATGGGTGTTATTACACTTCCCAGCACTCCACAGTTAGATGCCGTATCAGCAACGGGACATTATCCATCAGCCAGCTACATTGATGTTCAAGGTAGATTTTATATCATATGTAAAAATACATTTAATGATAATGCAGCAAATGCAAAATATAGAATTGCATTCTATGATACGGCTGATGCTTTGATTGGATATACGAATGAAATAACCATTAGTAATTTAGCTATTCTTGATGGTTCTCGTTATATTGGAACAAATGTTGTTTATTCAAATGATTTTGGGGCTAAAAGTATTAAAATTTATGTAACAAGTCTTTCTGCCAGTGATACTATTTCAGTTTATGTGGGGGTGACTTAATGTTACTTCATCCTATACAATCATCAGAAGTGTTTCCTATTGGATCAATAGCTGAAGCGTATGCGCCACCGAATGAAAACTGGTTGCCTTTGGATGGTTCTATTTTAGCACAGGCTGATTACCCTGTTCTTTATTCTTTAATGGATAATCCACATCCATTGCGTTTTGGTAGATGGCAAGTTCAGCAAGCTTTTGAAGAAGGGAGTTATGAGGGACCGTTTTGTATTGCTTATAATGGTACGAATTATGTGGCTTTAACTTCTAATCAGGCTTTTTATTCTACGGATGGAGAGAATTGGACGGAAGGAACAGCCGCACATACAAATTATTGTTATAATGTTATTTGGAATGGTTCTATTTTTTTAGGAATACAAAAGAGTTCTGCTATAGCTGTTACTTCTTCAGATGGTGTTACATGGACTCAAAGAACACTTAATGTATCTGGCACTTGGTATGATGTTGTTTGGGATGGAACGTATTTTTATGCAGTGGGTTATAATTCAGGAACAGTGATTCGTTCTACTGATGGAATCACTTGGGCTACAGTGGGAACTTGTAAATCTGATACGTATTATGCCATGGGAGCAAATGCCGATATTGTATTTGCTTTATCTTCTGGTGGTGATTTAGCTTATTCAGAAGATAGTGGTGTGACATGGGATTATAAAATTATTCCTCCAACAACGTGTCGTAATGTTAGTGTTATTGATAGCACATTTGTAAGTGCTGGAGAGACAGGGGAAATTGGTTTTTCTACGGATGGATTAGTTTGGGAATACCAAAAGTGCGGTGTGATGGAAAAAAATAATTATCGCAGTGTTAATGAATATCAATTTTCTCCTTATCGTATACGTGAAGTAGATAATATGTATTTTATTGTGGGTTGGGGTACTTATAATTTTGCATATTCTATGGATCAAGGAAAAGTATGGGAACCAATTAATGTATTAGATGATGGTGAATTTTACGATATTATTTATAATTCTACCACTGAAAAATTAATTCTTTATGGATATCAAGATACCATATGTATTGCTGAAAAAGATTTCTATTATGATGAATCTACTTATTTTCAGTTACCAAGTTCTGAAGCAATTCAGGATTATGCACACATAACTAAACTTAAAAAATACATAAGGGTAAAATAATGGCTGATTTACTAAATGTTCAATCAAATGAATTTCCAATTGGATTTATGCTTGATGCTGTTGGTCCCCCAAATTCCAATTGGTTAAAATGCGATGGTTCTATACTATCTCAATCAAATTACCCTGATTATGTGGCTGCTCCAGATGTAGAATTGCATCCTAAAATATGGGGAACGAATAGTTGGGAATACATTACAGTTGATGCTAATAATACAAATTATATAAGAGCAATAAGTAATATTGGAGATTACATTGTAATAATCGGTGCTGGTAATTGGGTTTGGCATTCTGATGATGGTGGTGAAACATGGAGTACAAATACAAATTTACCATCGTCAGGAACATGGTATTGTCTTGCTAATAATGGTTCTCGTTTTGTAGCAGTACAATTTGCTTCCAGCATTGCGGCTTATTCAGATAATTATGGAGCAACTTGGACTCAAGTTAATTTACCTACTTCTGCTAATTGGCGTTGGATGACTTACGATGGTTCAGCTTTTCTTGTTTTTCATTATGATGATACCGGAAATTATCTTTATTCTACCAGTGGGACTTCTTTTACTTCTTATTCTATACCTTATAGTGGTGAGGAGGTATATACATTAGGTTCAAGTGGTTCTTATACAGTTATATTAACTGCTGATCAAGCTTCTGGTGCTTATGATGGTTTGTATTTTTACACTACGTCTGATGGAATAAATTGGTCATCACGATCTGATAAATTTGAAGGTCAGCTTTATGATGTTTCCCAATCTTGGCCAGATGTTATACGATATTTGGATGGAAAATGGTTTGGTCTTTATTCATATACAGGTTGTCATCGTTATTGGATTAATGAAGATGCGAATCCAATAACCCAAGAAAATTGGATTCCACATTATTATCCACCCGCTTTTATTGAAGGAGGTAGTTTTGGCCCTCTTGATATGATTCATACTGGTGAGCATTTTATTATGTTTAATAGTTCTGGAAATGGTATTTTGATTAGTAAAGATGGATATAATTGGCAAAACTTTCCAATTGACATTGGCGGTCAGACTGCTGCTTGTCATAATACTGATGATTGGGTAGTGTTTTTTACCTATTATAATGAGCGTAGAGGAATTTATAGATCTACTGGTACTCCTTATGATCGATCTACTCATTTTCAACTTCCACATTTTTCAGGTCAACCGATATCAGGAATGTACAAATATATTCGTGTTGCGTAATTAAAATTAATAGGAGATTTTTAATTGAATAAAATTATCTTCCAACAAATGCAAGCTCCCGGTGATCTTTTAATGCTGACTGTCGCGTTGCGTGATCTTCATAAGACACATCCTTTTGTTTATGAAACTGATGTTATTACTTGTTACCCTGAAGTATTTTTCTTAAATCCATATATAACTTATATTCCAAAGAATGATCCAAAAGTTCCCCATTATAATTTAGATTATGGTCCGTATTTAAAAGAGTTTCGTAGAAGTGGTATGCATTTTTCCGACTGTTTTATTACGATGATAGAAAATATATTGAAAATTAAGATTCATAAATCTTCACCATTTCCACATGTTGAGTTGCATCCAGCAGAAAAAAGTGAAAAACATTTTTTGTGTAAATATGGAATTAAAAAACCTTATTGGTTAATTAATGCTGGTATAAAATCAGATATCCCTCTTAAACAATATCCACCTTCTCTGTATCAAAAGGTGGTTAATATAATTAATGAGAAAACAAATGGTAGAATCCATCTTATACAAACAGGACATTCACACCATCTTCATCCCCGATTGGATGGTGTTCATAATTTTATTGGTCGTACTAATGATCTTCGTGAATATTTTGCATTGGCTTATCATGCCGATGGCATGATTGGACCGATTAGTATGCAAATGCATTTAGCCGCAGCATTTGATAAACCTTGTGTTGTAATAGCTGGAGGTAGAGAAGAACCATCTTGGGAGAAGTATAATGGTCACTCTTATTTGAGTAGTGTTGGTCAGTTAGATTGTTGTGAAAATGAAGGATGTTGGAAAACTCAAATTGGAGAATGTTACAAAATAAATGATGAACAACGATTTCCACCATGCATGACAATGATAACACCAGAAATGATTGCTGGTGAAGTTCTTATATATCAGGAACTTATGGATTTATGTCCTAATTAATAAAAGGATTGCGAAACTTTTAATTTTAGCTTAAAATATTATTAAAATCAATTAATTTTTTTACCATTTGAAAGGAGATTCAAAATGCCAACTTACACGAATAACACTTCCGCAACGATTAAAGAAAAAATCCGTACAGTAGATGGCATGGACCGTACAATAACGATTGAAGCGGGAAAGACACTACAGACACAATATATTCTTTTAAATGCCAATTTGACAAAGACCAGTGATGCTCCCTTTTATAATCCATTGAGTGCTGCTGGAGCAACAGTTACGTCAACGGGACCGGGAGATGATCAGACAGTATCAATTAATCGTTATACGAATACAATTTCTATTTTGAATCAATCTGATCAGATTGTTAATGTTTATTTGAATGCTAAAACAAATACTCCTCCCTTGAAATCTTTTCCGAATACTGAACGAATTATCCCTATTGGTGATAATGTAAATCAGGTTATTTGTGAGTTTCCTGCTGAAGCTACTATTTATGTTGAAGAACGTAAATAAGGAGTATTATTATGTCTTTAATTGATTTCACAGGATTTGAAAATCAAACTAATAATATGCTTCATCCATTTTTTAATGATTATGGTGGTTTGTCAGCGAGTTATTTTGATTATTCAAATGATACACGATTTGGTTCTGGAAGATGTGCCTATCTTTCTATTGCTACTGCTTTTAATTTAGTAAAATATTTTTCTTCTAATTATGAAGAAGTTATATTTGGAATAGCATGTAAAAGAGGTACCACTGAATATAGTTGGACTATATCTTTTGGTAATAATGATGATAATGAACAAGCTACTGTAATTTTTAGTGGTCCGGCTGGTAGTGTTAGTTATAAAAAAGGAAGTGCATATGATCCTACAATTTATACTTCTGATTCTAATTTATTTGATGTATCAAAATGGAATTTTTTTGAAGTAAAAATGAAATTGAGTAATACATCAGGATATATACAGGCAAGAGTAAATGGTGTGCCTTTATATTTGCTTAGTGGAATAGATACACTTAATACCGGATCAAATGAATATATAAATAGAATACGATTTTCTGGTCGTGGAGCAGCTCGGTATGATGATATATATATTTGTGATAATTCTGGTTCAGAAAATAATGATTTTCTTGGAAATGTTCGTGTTGATGCTATTTATCCCACGGCTAATGGTAATCAAAATGATGGAACAGCATCAGCAGGATCTAATTATGAATGTGTGGATGAATTAGATGCAAATGGTGATACTGATTATGTAGCTCTGGATGCTTTGAATGAAATTGAATTATACGCATTTGGAGATCTTCCTGTTACTACTTATACAAAAACTATTTATGGAATAAAAATAAATTATCAAGCAAGAAAAACAGATGCGGCAGCAAGAACATTAGCTGGAGTATTTCGTATTAATGGAACTAATTATACTTATTCATCTAATACTATTTTATCAGTAGAACATGAATTTTTTGGAGAGGTTTGGGAGTTAAATCCTGATGATTCCAGTGTATGGGAAGAAACAGATATCAATGCATTTGAAGCTGGCGTAAAGGTAACAACATAAAGGGGTGTTTTAAATGGCAGATGCATATGTTTCTCAAACAATTATTGAAACTTTACGTTCTGGTGATCCCGATTTAGATGCACGTCTTTCACAATCATTTATTGAAATTATGCGTTCTGGTGATACCAATTTAGATGTAAATTTATCTAATGTATGTATAGAAGTATTGAGTAAAGTATCTTCAGGGGTAAAACCTTTATTGACTGTTATTATTTAATTATTTAAAAGGAGATTCAAAATGCCAACTTCTATTAATATGCTGGGCGGTGGTGGTGGTGGAACTGAAATAACAAATGTAATTAATAATTATAATGAAGTAAATGATTCCACTGGTTTTGTTGATCCTGCTGCCAGTACTCTTGCCTTTGATGATCCTACCCGTAAATTTTCTATTACCCCTGTTGGTGATTCATTTATTTTTTATGCATTTGGTGTGCGTTATGAAAAAACGGAAGAAGATTTTGTAGTGATTGATGACGTAGCGGGTCAATGGTATTTTTCTTACGATATTGATGGAGTTCTTTCAGCATCTCAAACCATTTGGAATTTGGCAAATCAGGTTCCTGTTGGTTCTGTTTATTGGAATGGTGCAACAGGTGTAATTGATGCTGAAGAAACTCCAGCAAAACCTTCCAAATTAAGTAATCTTTATGTAATCGGTGTTAGTGCGCCGGGAACATTTGAAGATGAACAGGTAATTCTTTTTCATGTGGTAGTTGGTGGAGAAGATATTGAACTGCCTAAAAAACTTTTTTATAGTCAAATAAAATGTGGAACATCACCATCGGCACAGGCTGATTTTGATATAAAGGTGAATGGGGTTTCTAAAGGAACAGCTACTATTTTGACAGGTCAGACTTCAGGTAGTTTTACCTTTAATAATGCCGTTGATTTGAATGATGGAGATGTGGTTTCCATTACTGCCCCGGCATCGGCTGATGCGACTTTGGCTGATGTTGGAATTACCTTGAAAGGTAATCGTAAGTAAATAGAAAGGTATTTATTATGACTATTTTATTTGCTGGTGGTGAATTAGAAGATATTGAAGATGCTATAGGATTAATACAATTTGAAAGTCCGGGCAATGCTGTAAGATCAGATTTTGCCAGATGTTCTTTGGCGATGAATAGCAGTAGTTCTTATATTCATATTCCATTATCTACAAATACATTTTGGTTTAGTTGTCAATATTCTAAATCTACTCAACAAGATGGTGTTACTATTTTCCGTTTTGAAGATTCTTCTGAGAAGGGTTTAACTGTACGTATTGATGAAAATTATGCGGTGTATTTTACAACATGGGATGGTTCTGCACATACAGATTTGAATACACCTGTAGCACCACCGGCATTTATTGGACAATCTACTCCCGGTATTCCTTATAAAATAGATGTTAATGTTAATTATAGTTCTTCTGGTTTTATTCGTTTTTATATAAATGGTGTTTTGGCATCAAATTATATTGGTGATGTTACCGTTTCTGGTGTTACGGATTTAACAAATATACATATATTTCCATATTATTATTATGGTAATACTTATCAACCAGAATTTTCAGAAATAATTATTGCTGATGAAGATACTCGTTTAATGAGTCTTAAAACTTTAGTTCCAAATGCTGCTGGAGATGTGAATCAATGGAATAACAGTTATGATTACGTTGATGATATAAATGTAGATGTACTTGAGATTATTCATACAGATACAGTTGATCAGGATTTTCAATGTGCTGTAACAGGAATGCCACCAGAAGGAGAGTTTATTTGTAAAGCACTTAAAATAAATTGTTATGCTGCCGATGGTGGTGTTTCCGGTGGAATTAGTTTACAGGTTGGTATTAAAACCAATGGAGTTATACATCTTGGCAGTGTTGAAAATTTGGATGGTTACTATTTTAATTATTCAGTATTATATCAAGTTAATCCAGAAACATCTAATCGTTTTACTCCGGCTGAAATAGATGCACTTCAATTAACTATTAGAAGTAAAACACCTGTATAATTTTATAGAGGAATTTTTTAAAATGTCTATTTTATGGTGGGGAACAGAGTTAGCTGATTTTAATGTTACTGGTTTTAATTTAATTGGTAAAAATAGTTTATTTTCTACTGGAGTTACAGACACACGCCGTTCTGAATTTGTACGCGGTTCTATGGATTTAACTGAAGGTGGGTATATAACATCAGCAGATATTCTTAGTCCAGCAGTAACATCTATTTGGTTAAAATTTGTGGCAGGGATGGAACAACAACCAATGGGACGTGTTGGTTTGATTAAAAGTGGAACCGATGCCTTTATTGGTGTAATGGCTGGTGATGAACGTTTTAATTTAGTAAAATATGATGGTACAACAGTAACTACATTAATAAATAGTGCGACAAATCTTTATAGACATAATCGATTTCATAGAGTTAATATTGATATTCAAATTACAAATTATAATGATACAAATAATGGAAATGTAAAATATTATATTGATGGTAAATTAGATGGAGAATATACTGGAGATTTAACTGTACTAAGTCAAACTTCTTTAGATCAGTTTTTTGCTTATAATGCTTCAGGTATATATAGTTTGTTTGTTTCTGAAGTAGTTATTGCTGATGAAGATACTCGTTTAATGTATTTAAGATCTCATGAGCCTGAGAGTGTTGATACTTTTGAATGGGATGGTGATTCTTCAGTTTTATATTCTGTTCCAGAAGAATTAAATGATGATGGAAATGCTGTTGGAACAGATACAGCAGAAGAAGATATAATTTTAAATACTGATTCTTTTGATCGTGAATATAATACCATTGGTCTTAATTGTGTTGGTTTAAAAATTAATTTTCGTGCCATTAATGGAAATAGTGGTAATATTGGTTTGCAAACTGGTATTAAAACCAATGGAGTTATACACCTTGGTTCTACTCAAGATTTTTTAGGTGATTGGATCAATGGTAATGAAGTATTTTTAGTAAATCCAGAAACGTCCAATCCTTTTACATGGTCTGAATTAGATGCTTTTCAAATTGTTTTTAGATCTAAAACACAATAAAAGAAAGTACTATTTATGTCTTCTATAATACTTGGAAAACAAAATAATACATCTACTATTTCTGTAGATGCAAATAATAAAAGAGTTAGTTTTTTTGAAAGGCATTTAGATTATTCACTTGGTTTTGGCCAATTTTATATTGAATCAATTTGGATTCAATTTTATGATAATCAAACAGGTAATGTTAAAGCTTTATTATATGATTATGCAGGAAGTGATCAACCGGGAAATTTAGTTTGGACTTCTTCTGAAGTAACAAATCCTTCAGGATTAACAGAATTTGTTGTTAATCAGTCATTTCCTTTGGAAGATTATTATGTTGGTTTTATATGTGATTCTAATATTAATTGTAGAGGTTTTTATTATAGAGTAGCAGGTCAATATCCATCAACTAATGCTGATACATATTCAGATGGACCCAGCGACCCTTTTGGTACAGGCACAATAGATACTTATGTTTCTTTTACTGCTTATGCCACTGGATATTTAACTGGTAATTTTACGGAATTAAATATCGCATCAGCAACCTCAGTAAACAGACAACCACAATCTCTTATAGTTCCGAAAACAATGTCTCAAGTAGTTTTGGCACCACCCGAATCTCTTTTAGTTCCCAAAGTTGTATCCTATGCTGTTTTAGAAGAATTAGTAAAAAGAAATCAGGCTACATCTATAATAATTGCATAATCAATATTTATATAGGAGAATAAAATGAGTATAATATGGTGTGGTGGTGAACCACAAGATCTTGATCCAACAAATGTTTATAATTTACAAACTTCAGATATATATTATCGTTCTGATTTTGCAAGATGTGCTTTGGATATAAGAACGACACATTATACTCAAGAATTTTCTTCTACTTATACAGAATTATGGGGATCAATACACTATCGTTATTTTCATAATGGTGAAGCTTATGATGGTTATCTTATGGGATTTACATTTGGAAAAGATTTTTCAAACTCAATTTGTGTTTTTCGTCGTGGAGATACATATATTATTAGAAAATTTGAAGGTGGTACGGGATCAGATTTAGAAACATCAAGTTCGGTAACAGTAATATCAACTGTTTATAAACTTGATTTTTATGTAGATTATGGAGTTTCAGGTGTAGCTATTGTTTATATTGGTGGTAATGAAATAATTCGTTATGAGGGTGATTTAACTATTTCAGGTATAAGTAATTTTAATAGAGCATTTTGTCGTGGTTATGGAAATGGTTCTCATTTTATTTCTGAAATAATTATTGCTGATGAAGATACTCGCTTAATGAGTTTAAAAACAATGAAACCTGTTGCTGATGGAGATGTTAATGAATGGAATGGCACCTATGCAAATATAGATGAAACTGAATATAATGATAATGATACGATTTATACAGATGTACCAGATAAAACATATAATTGTGAATTAAGTGATATACCATCAGGGAATTTTATTTGTAAAGCTCTTAAAGCTGCTCACCGTGTAACAGATGGTGTTGGTGGAATGGGTTTGCAAATAGGTTTTAAGACTAATGGTACACAATACCTTGGAGATACAAAAGTATTGGGTGGTGTTTGGGAATTAGGAGAAGAAATTTGGCATTATAATCCTGATACAATGAATCGTTTTACTACTACTGAATTGAATGCTTTGCAGGGTGCTATTGTTTCGCGTTCAACTACTTAAAATAGGGGTTTATAATGGCAATTGCAAGTCAAATAATTGGTGATTGGACTCCCGGCACTACAGTTTATGATCGTAACATATCTGCTAATTATAAATATGTTTCTCCATATACTTTAGGAACAAACAATTATATTGATGTTTTAAATGTTTATAGTGCTGGTGATTATCCTTCTGTTAAAATTAAGGGAATTATTTATTCTGATAATGCTGGCGCACCAGATTCTTTGTTGGCAACAACAGAGGAACATATTGGTTTGTCTCAAGGTTTTTATAATATTCTTAAATTTGCATCGCAAGTTAATTTAACCGCAGGAAATTATTGGTTAGGGATTATTGTTGATTCCACGATACGTTTAGAGTTTGATTATTATTATCAGGATGACTATCCATATAATGCTGATACATATGCTGATGGTCCCTCAGATCCATTTGGTTCTTATAGTACTGGGGGTACTTTTCATCTTCTTATTTATGGCGCACAATTTAGGGAAACGCTTGATGCTTCTAAGGCTGTTTATTATGCTGTTTTATCAACAGAAGTAACAGTTGGTGTATCTCAGGTTGTTTACTATGCCGTATTAAAAGAAGTGAACTATCAAAATAAAGCCGTATCAATGATTATTACATAATCAATATTTATATAGGAGAATAAAATGAGTATAATATGGTGTGGTGGTGAACCAATTGATTTTAAGAAAAACACAGTTGCTTCACTTAAATTTGGAAATTCTTCCACTTATTATCGTCCTTCTATGTCACGCGGAGGTATACAACTTGGTGATGGTGGTGGTCCTTATTATTCTAATACTTTTACTCCCGTAAGCAGTGGTATTTGGCTTCATTGGTTTATGTATCATCAAAGCATTGCTGCTATAGATGTTGATTGTTTTCCAATAAGTCTATGTAATAGTGTTACAGGAGATGCTATTGGTGTTGGTTTTGATACTAATGAATACTGGTCAATAGGTAAGAGAACCTCAGATGGAACAGTTACATGGTTTGTTTCAGAAAATTCTAAAACTTTTAATGGAGATTGTATTCAATATGATTTGCATATTGATACCTATGGTTCTAATGGAATTATTAGTTTTTATGTAGATGGCCATTTACTATTAACTTATTCTGGAGATATTCGTGTAGGAACAACAACCAATTTTGATCAAGTAATGTTACGTGTATTGGATAATAATTGGTCAACTTTTATATCAGAAATTATTGTAGCTGATGAAGATACACGATTAATGAGTTTAAAAACTTTAGCTCCAAATGCTGCTGGAGATACAAATCAATGGACAGGTGCTTATACGGACATTGATGATATCATTGCAAATGATGCAGATACAGTTTATACGAATGTTGTAGAACAAGATGTACAATTTAATCTTACAGGTATGCCAGCAGGAAATTTTATTTGTAAAGGAGTTAAGATAATTGCCAGATCTACAGATAGTACTGGTGATACTGGTATGCAGATGGGTATTAAAACTAATGGTGCTGTTCATTTGGGAGATACAATTATATTAGAGGGTACGTGGAATCAATATGAAGTTTTTTATGATCAAAATCCAGAAACAATAAGTCAATTTACTCCAGTTGAAATAGATGCCCTTCAATTGGCTTTTAAATCCAAATCTACTGCGTAAAATAGAATTGAAAAGGATTTAAAATGTCTCTTTCTATTTATCCATATATATTTGGAAATGATTCGATAGCATATCAGTATAATACTGTATTAATAGCAAATAATAAATATGCTGGTAGATATGAATTACTTTCGGTAGATGATATTTATTCTTTAGTTTTATTAGGAATTAGACAAACAGTACCAACTGTTAAAATTAAAGGATTTATTTATTCAGACAATGCTGGTGTACCAGATGCTTTAATTGCAGTTACAAATGAAGTTATAGGTTCTGATGTTGCAAATATTATAAATCTTCCATTTTCATCCCCTGTTAATTTATCTGCTGGTTATTATTGGTTAGGAATTATCGTTGATACCACTGTAGACGTATATGCTTCAGGTTATTCATCAGGTATTAATAAATATAATGTTGATACTTACAGTGATGGTCCCTCAGATCCATTTGGCAGTTATTCCAATAGTTCTTATAAAAGAATATTTTATGCAGCAGATGATGCTATACCTATGATGGGTATTTCTCAAGCTAATGGATATTCTGTTTTAAAATCTACTGGTGGTATTTCTCAAGCTAATGGATATTCTGTTTTAAAATCTACTGGTGGTATTTCACAAGCGGTTGGATATACTATTTTAAAAGAAGCAAGATTGGGAAATAATAGATTCACACGGAACCCACATTGTATTTCTGTTTACCAGTTTGAGGATTTTGAAATTGGTAAAGATTCAAAAGGAACAAATGATCTAACATTATCAGCATCACCACCAACTGCTTTTTTTGGAGATCATAAAGAGGGAAATTTTGCAGTTGATCTTGATGATACTAATAGTCAGTATATGTATATAGATGATGCGAATTTATCTTCTAATTTTCCATTTAAGAGTGGTCAGAGTAATTTTGATTTTGCCATTTGTGTTTGGGTAAAATTTAATACGATTGTTGCTTGGGATAAAGATCATCTTATTTTTTCTAAAGGTAGAACTGCTTTTTCTTTAGGTATTATTCGTAGTTCTACACCACAATTAACATTGTATCTTGATAATGATGGATATTCTGTTTCAGGAACTATCGAACAGGATAAATGGTATCATATTTCTGCTTCTTATGATTCTGGATCTAATTATATGCAAATTAGAATTTGGGATTATTCAGCGGATAGTCTTTTAGGCAATTATATTCCAAATGTTAATGTTAATCTGGTAGCAAATTCAAATGCGGTTCAAATTGGTTCTGCTGTTGATGACGCGGATTATGCTGATATATGTTTAGATGAACTTGTTATTTTTAATACTTCTATTACCACTGAAGATATGGATGCCATTCGTCAGGGTATTTATACATATAGTAGTGTTAAACCTATATCTATGATAATTGTATGAGGTTACAAGTTCCCATATTCCGGTACGTTGCCAGAGGGAGTTAGCCAATTATGTCGGGAGATCGATCAGTAACAAAAGAAGAATTAATGCTATTGATGGACTCATACAAAACAGTCATTGAGTCTAATTTGAATTTAATTGCTGGTCAAGAGCAATTAAAAACTTTAATGAAGGAGAGTTATAGTGGTATTTCTGAAAAAACAAATTTAATACTTGATGAAATTTTAAAAATATTAAGTGAGCATCATGCTACATGTAGAGAACAGAGATCTAATAACCTTACTGATTTAAAAGAAGCAATGTCTGATTCTCAAAAAAATACAGATCAAGGACATTACAAACAAAATATAAAGGTATTTGGAGTATTGACATTAATGACTTCAGCTATCATTGCTCTTATTGGTCTTATTTACCGTCTATGGCCCAATGTTCCAACACCTTAAATCTGTTATTTCTGTAGTATTGAGAGGAAAACGTAAAATGATTGAACATTCAAAGCAACAGTTAGTTGTTGTAATGGGAAAAAATGATGAAAGGATTGATGAATACAAATCTGCGATCATTGAGATTCAGGACGTGCGAATTGCATCTTATAATGATCCATTAGCATTGCTATGTTCTAATGATTTTAAATCGGCTGATGTGTTTGTTTCAGATGTAGATTTAAAGAATGGTTATGATGGTCGTAATCTTTATATTGAGCAAAAAGGACGATTGCGTATTGTTCCTTTTCTCTTTATAATGGATACAGAAATACGTGATAATGATTGGGATGATCTTTCTGTTATTTATCATAAAGATCTATTTGATTTTATTGAATATCCCTTTTCAAAAAAGAAATTAAAACATCGTGTTAATTTAATGTTGACGATAACCAATATGTATAATATGCATACACTTAATACTATTGAAGGTTTACGTTCATTCTGGCGAGAATCGATTATGCGAGATCGAGAAGTTATAAATAGAATGAATGCCATGTACCAGAGAGAAAAGGAAAGATAATGATGAAATTGTTGATTACGCTGAAACATCATAAAAGTCATCTTCTGTTTGTTAATACTGTAAAAGGCAATAGTAAATTTATTTCTCTATTACCAAAAGATACATTATTTAGTAGAGGAATAGCATTTTCTGGAAGTGATCTCGTTATTTCATTTAGAAGAAAGGATAAAAAGAAAGATTTTTTATTTGTAAAAAATTCAATAACTAAAAATACAGAAATATTTCAATGTACTAATTGTGAATTTATAAATAGCATTATTTCTATTTTTCCCGGTAAACTATTTGTAGATTCTGCTGGAACGAGAACAATTGAATCTATTGATTATGATCCTGTTAATTTTAGTACTTTTAAAGATGATATCCATTACACAATAGGCAAAGATCAGTGTCCTGTTAAATTAAACTGTTTATATGCTTATCGTCATATGTGGTATATTAGCTGTTTTGAGAAAAAACGGATTTATGATTTATCAAATGAACGTGTAGTATTTTCTGGCATTGAAGATCCCAATAATATTTTTTTTAATTCTCAAGATAGACTATGCTTCCTTGAATCAGGACATAGTTTGTTTCATTGTGGCGATGATATTTTCCATCTTGATCCAAATTGTTATTTTCGTGGTGTGATAGAAGACCCGTATGATGGTGGGTATTGGATTGCTTTTGTTGAAAAAGATACTTCTTCTTCTGGAATTCTGTTTATTGATTATGATGGGAATATTGATAATGTGATTCCTTTTCCTGATAAAGTTGATGAAATCTATAACATTGTTGCTGCGAGGGGAACATGGTCTACGGAAGTATGAAACCAATGGAGTTGGTTAAGCGGTCAGTCAAGGGTGCATTATTCGTTTTTGAACATGGTTTGGGAGATCTTATAAATTATCTTCCTGTTCATAAAGAATTTTGTCGTCAATCAAAAATAAAGGTTACTCTTGGTTCCAGTTCCAAGAGACAATTTAATCTTATTGATCCCAAAATTATTATAGTTGGAAACGATACAGATATACGATCACGATATGATATTCATTATCGTGTTCATTATCCTGATTCTATTGATTCTCATTATCCTATTGAGCTTCATAATGAGCCAGCAAAACCATATTTGTGTGCTATTCATGAAATGGGTATGCGTGATTTTATCTGGAAACCATTTAGGATGACCAATAAAACATTTAATCCTGATTCAAAAAGAGTGGGTGTTCACTTCTTTGGTCATACTGGAATGCTTGATAAATTTGTACCGCAGGAAATTGTTTATAAAGTATGGAAAGAAATTGAAGACGCTGGTTTTGAACCATTTGAAATGCACATGCGCCCCGGTTTTTCCAAAGAGTACAAATGTTCTGATCGTGGAACAGATGATTTTTGTCTTGCAACGAAAAAAAATTCTCTACGTTTTGAAGAACCAGATTTAAAACGTATGATTGAAGAAATAGGAAAATGTAAATTTTTTATTGGAATAGATAGCGGTCCTATCTATTTGGCTGGAGCATTACTTGGCCATGATCGTTTGATTGGTTTGATTAATGGTAAACGTCACGATCACTTTATGCCATGTCATATTTCTACAACTAAAGTTAGTTCGTATAAGGATGGTAGTATTTTTAGAATTCTTACTCAGAAAGGGGAATGGTTATGACAAAGGCAGTTGAAGTAACAAAAACTTATACTGCACCACCGGCACCACCGGCAATGACAGGATGGAAAACAAAGGCTGGTGCAATAATGGTTGCGATTGGAGGGACTATTTCTGGTTCTTCTAAATTAGCACCTTATCCAGATATGGAACCATGGCTTGAATTTATTGGTTTTATTATTGCGGGTGTTGGTGGTGCATTTACGGTTTGGGGAATCGGTCATAAACTGGAAAAGAATAATGCTGTGATTAATGTCAATGCCAGAGTTGTTCCAACCAATTCCCCAACACCACCTAACCAAGCTGGAGTGATACGGTAGATCTTAGATTATCCATATCAAATAATTTACCGGGACAAGATTTATAAGGGGCATATTCTGTATGCCCCTTTATTTTATCTGCTGGAATGGAGAAGGTATAACACAGGGAAGTGCATAGATCTGTTAATTTAGAAAACATGCTTAATGAGATGGGGTAATTGTCATAGTTTCCAACACAACAGATACCAATTGAATCATGATTCCTACCACCTTGTTTACAGTGCGCCCCTTTGGTATGTAGGGGTCTTCCTGCCAGTATCTCCACTTTATTATTTATAAGTTCTAATCCATAGTGATATCCAACGTCAATCCATCCCAAATCGATTGTATGATAGCGTCTGATTGCTTGCCAGTTGACCGTAGTACCGTCTTTGGTAAGGGAATGATGAATGATAATATAATTGATTTTTTCAATGAACTGGTAGATATTAAATTTAGGATATGACATTTAGGATCTCCTTTTTAAAAATGTTATTGATTTGACTCCAATTCATCATGTTTGGATCTAAACCTTTTGGTATGATAACAAAGAATACGTTAAAAGGAAAAGAGTTTCTAATACGCCAGTAATCAAACCATGAATCATTGTCAAACATAACAATTATTGAAGAAGGTTTTGCGTTTATTATCATTTGAATTTGTTTATTGGATATAGATTTTAATAATCCAGAGGTAATTGATATATTATTTGGATGGTAGCACCTTAAATAAGTATCAATTCTTGTATAATCTAAAAATCCTTCTACCAAAATCAAAGGGTTGCCGGGGATGATCCAATCATATCCGTAAATATAGTGCTGAAGATTCTTTGGGTTGTAATATCTTTTTTCTTTAAAGTTTCTTCTTTGATAAGAAACCAATCGATTTTTATACCATACAGGCCATATAATATAATTTTGATATTTTTTTTCAGTACCTATCCGTAAGCCATATCGTTTTACGTGCCATAAATTTAATTTTTTTTCTTTAAAAAATGTATTCAGGTGAGGATTTATTCTTAGATCTCGCATTGTAATTAATCTACTATTTGGTAATACATCTGTTTTTGTTTGATACACATGTTCTTCATGTATTACCTGTCCATATATTATTTCTTTAACTCTTTGTTCAACATCTTTATTTTCATCTTGTTCTTCTATTAAATATTTGAATGCTTCCTCAAATGACATTTTACCATAAAGACATATAATTCCGATAAGACTTATGTGATACTTGCAAATGAAGCATGAACCATACTTTTTTTTAATGTTTATACCATAATGATTTCTTGAATCACCACAATTAGGACAAGGGTTTACGCCGATAAAATCTGTTCCAACGTTTTTACCATCCATAGTGTAATCAACATCATTATCACTAAGGAATGTAAGGATATCAAATTTATCAGCCGCGAGAACATATCTTGGATCATCACGATAGTTTTCATTTATAAAATTACTTTTCTTATTTCCCATTCTTTCTCTCTGTATATTTGCATTCTTTGCATGGAGTATCCGTAGAAGTATTTATTGAATTTTTTATCTCTTACTTTATCGACACAATCAATGAGTAAGAGATGTTCATGTTTGGTACGTCTTCTTCCACGCCCTATTTTTTGGAGAGTGTCAATTTCAGATTTGCGTACAGATCCCAGCACAATACAATCAACGTTAGGAATGTCTGTTCCGACACTGAATACTCTTGTTGCTATACATAAATTAATTTTTCTATTATTTAAATTTTCTTTTATGTAATTGATTTCTTTATTATCCATTTTTCCATGGACAACGTAGGGATTGAGATTTAATTGATATGCTAATTTTTCAACAATTAATGCCTGTTTAGTTTCATCTACCAAATATAGAACAGTCATTCCTTTTGAAATAGCCAGAGATTTTGCTGCTTTTAATAGTTTATTATTTCTTATCTTACTGTATAGAATATCCTCACGCATAACTGATTTGTAATCAATTCCTTGAGGACTGTGACAATAGTAGCTTACCATGTTGACCTTAACAGGAAGAACTCGTTTAGATGCTTCTTTATCAGTGACTTCACTTAGTATATTGCCAAAGCAACCCATCATTTTAAACGTTTTTTTCAAATTATGTTTGAATTTTTGTGGTGTGGCTGTAACACCATACCGATAGTAAATATTTTTTCCATTTTTATTAAGAAATTTTTTTATTGTTTCATTAACTAAATGTACTTCGTCACATAGGATAAGCTGAATATTATTTCTGGAGACTGTGAATTTATTAAGGGATTGAAATAAACAGATAGTGATATCCCGTTGATCATAAATACCGTCACCAATCATACCTACACGATCACCAAACCAATTCTTAAAAGAATCATACATTTGTTTACCAATTGATTTGGTTGGTACAATAAGAAGGGTATTGGGACAGTATAATTTATCAATAATGCCACCTAATATAATTGATTTACCCATTCCAGTAGGTCCGACAATGATACCCATTTTATTCGGACCTATTTTGCGGAATACCTTTGCTTGATATGGTTCAAATTCAATTCCCGGTAGGGATGGCATTAATTTACGGGGTAGTTCATAAGAATCTGGTGATCGAATGATCTCCACTGTTTGTCTTCTTAATAAAAGACCTTTTCGTTTTACATATCCTACAAGACCACTTGGAAAATAGTATAATCCATAACGTGATGCTCCATAATCAAATGTCACATCTTTTACTATTTCTTTTCCAATTGATTTATCAAAGTATTTTCTTTTTTCTTTATAGGATAATATATTTTTTACAAATGCCCCCGTAACATTGTTTTCACAACGGAAACTTCCAGCATGAATTTCTTTAATTTTTAAAGATTTATCCATTAATAATCAACTCCAGCTTCAGCAGATTTATCGTCTTCATCTTGTTTTTCTTTCAGTTCATAGGTATCAAGAGCAACCTGACCTATCTCCAGATCACGCACTAAACCAATTTGCATGTGCTGTTTACCATGGCGATAGTTGGCAATATATAATCTGTATTTATTTTGTTCTTCTTCAAATTTAGTTTGACAGAATGCAAGTACAAGATCACTGTTAAAAATAGTATCAATGTCATCAGCAACAAGGTGAGAGTGAAATATTTCAGCGGTCATGGCTTTACGATTTCCCTGCATAGCAGAAATAGCAATCATATTTTTACGACCACTTAGATCTTTTAAACCAATACAATTTTCACTGATCCTTTCTTTCTTACTTTGCCCAGCAGCAGTTTCTTTCATAATACCAAGATAGTCAACGATAACTACATCAGTATAGAATCCTGATTCTTCTAATTCATCAATGATACGTTCAACATCAAAACAATTTAAACGACCACGATTAAAAGCAACGACACGCAAATCACCACCACCGATTTTACGCATTCGATTTCTGTTTTCAACAACCTTATTGATATTGTAAATGCTGTCTATATTTTCAGTACTTTTGATCCAATCTTCACCAACTTTTCTCATGACCTCTACATTATCACCATTCATACGGGAAGTCATAAAGCCAATGGTCATGTCAAAACGTTCATCAATTTGTTCCTTACCCATTTCTAATGAAATGAATAGTACACGTTTGCCTTGAAATACAGCGGTAACAGCCATTTCAATTAAGAACCAAGTTTTACCACCTTTGGTTGCTCCTAATACTGTTACTAACCAAGAGTTTCGATATCCCCCTATGGTTGCATCTAAAACATCGATGCCGGTTGACATGTCAAAACGATTTTCTTTTATACGATCATGAATGAATGAGCGATCTTCCAAAAAGTTATAGTATGGTTCCTCAATAACAGGATCTTTGATTGCCTTTAGAATAAGTAGTTTGGCATCATTGTACTTACCCCTTTTAATTAATGAAGCGAATTCGACACTTGCTTCCTCTAATCTGAAGTGTCGAATCGCATCATCAATCGTTTTTAATATGTATTCAGGGTTTGATCCTGATATGTCTTTGAGAACTCCAATGAGATTAATGCAACGATCATATAGATCAGAAGGAATAGACTTTTCACGTTCTTTAAAGATATCGAAAAAGTTATCCTGTGGTGCAGCATTAAAATCATCGAAGAACTCAAAGCATATCTCAATAAGGAATTTTTTATCTCTGGTTTTGAAAATGTCCAGAGGAACAGTGTGTCTAACTTTTTTGATAAAATCGTCATTCTGGATACAATGAAGGATGATCTGATTTAAAAAGTGATTATTGAATTTCAATGCACCAGAAGTATAAGACACAGTTTGATATCCTTTCTAATTCTTTTTATGCACTCCAAAAAGTGTCCAACTATCCTTGTAATTTTGGTAAAAAGATGGTGCATCTTTTTCCATTGATGGGCTAAATTTATTTTCTTTAAAATTTTCACGAATAGCGGAATCAATTGAAAGGAATTTTGAGATATTCTTTTTCCACCAATATTCTGTTTGAACATTAATGTGAGTTTGATCTCCAAGTTCAATGTCATCTTTTGACATTCCTACTTTAACAGCAGGAATAACAATAACACCCACACCGTCTTCACTTAATACACGGTTCATTTCTTCAAGGATGAATGGGATACCATCTGTATCCACATGTTCTAAAGTATGAGAGCAATGGATCATTGTAACAGAGTTATCTTCCAGAGGAAGTTCTTCTGTTGCAATATTTAATACTTGCATTTCATCATCAGAGAATCCATGTCTTCTTTTGCCAAGATCAATCATGTATTCAGAAATATCAAAGCCTTTAACATTTCCAAATACTTTGGTTTCTTTCATTCCAAGAAGATTGACACCACAAGCAGTTCCAAGATCAACAAAAAGAGCAGTACGATCATTTGCTGCTTGTTCAACTACATCTGTAATAGAAACAAGTAACTTTGCATAATTTCTTTGCCAATCTCCATAGTAGGCATAATTGATTCCTTGAGCAAGACGATCTTTAAAGTATTTCTCTCCGAAATTTGCGATTTCTGCTGCACTGGTTTTTGCTCTTAAAGGTTTACGTTCAGTTTTCTTTTTAGCCATTTTCAATCTCCTTATAAAAACGATTTTGGAATGCACGTTCAAATTCATGCATCCTTTCAATAAACGATTTGAAACCCATTTGTTGACAGATTTCAAACCACCTTAGTATATTTAAATTCGTTATTTTATAACGAATATTGTATTCTTTTAAATCAGGGTGAGGTAGTACAGTTAATCGTTTACAAAGTTCATATTGGTCTATATTATCTGAAATTTTTTTGGATATTTTAGAGCTTGCTTCATTTTTTAAATAGGCTAATGCTCCTTTGGGTCCGATACCTTTTATTCCCGGCACCGTATCAGAAGAACATCCAGCTAATGCTTTATACAATCCCCATTGTTCAGGGACAATACCATATTTACGTATGAACCATTTGCGATCTTTTTTCTTTTTATCGTCAGGACTATATATAATAGTGTTTTCATCCAGACATTGATAAAGATCTTCATCTCTGGTTATGAGAACCTTATTTAAATATGGATATTTATTTACGTATAAAGCAAACAAATCATCAGCTTCATATCCTTCAAGCAATTCACTGGCAAAACCAAGCTGTTCACACATTTCCACAATTAATGGATATTCTTCATGCACTTTGTTTTTTGCTTCAGCTTGTTCATCAGTTAGATTACTGGTTCTTTCTTTATATCCAGCATATTCTTGTTTTCTAACGGAATCATGAAAAGAATCCCAAAGAATAATTGTGTTTACTGGATTAAATAGATTTGCCATTGACTTTAAGGTATTAAAAAACCCAAAGTAAATACCCGTTGCTTGATCTTCGTATGATAAACTGGAAACATTGCTACTATACTGTGATCGATAGACAAGGTGCTTTCCATCGATGAACATAATACATTCACCAGTTTCATCTTTTATTTTTAAATTATGTCTTTTCATTTGGAAGCAACCTTTAGTTTCATTCTCTTTTTGGGTTTGAGTTTTACTCTTTTAATTGTTTTAGTTTTGAGTGGCATTCTTTTAGGAACTGCATCAACCACTGTACTATACTCTGATTTTTTGAAAAGGTTTCTCCAATTGTCAAAGGTAATCTGGTAATCCACATCTATATGCCAATGTGGATTACCATATTCTTTCAGTTGATTTAATCGATGTGTTAATTGATTCGCTAATCCAGTAGTGGCAACAAATGTTTCATCTGTAGCAAATCCCTCAATTTGTTCCATACCGGGACCGGAAGGATAAAAAAGAAGATCGTATATTCTATCCCATTTTGGTTCATCATTTACTCTTGTTTTTATATAAAGCTGAATAGAATAACGATCAACCCTTGATATTTTCATTATCATTGGATCAAAGAAACTTAAATATGCTAAATCAGAATCGTCATGAACAATTGGAGTATCAGATGTAACAGTACGGGAAATAGTCATTCCTTTTTTAATAATTGATTTGGTTTTTAACTTAGGTCGTTTTGCATTCAACTTTAACCGGGGCATAACGATCTCCTTTTCTATTTATTCACATGAACTATAGCCACAAGCCGTACAATAACCACCACGGCAACCAGTGTCATGTCTTAATGTATTCCGATAACAAATAGGACACGTATCCTGTTGTGTTTTAGAAATACAATCCATATTAACATCACCGATATTGGATTCCATGAATGCATCTACTCGTTTGTTTTTCTGATCCCAATGATACTCAATCAATTTAGCAATGGCATCAACGATTGATTCAGCACTATCACTTTTGGTCATATCATCAGAGATTTTGAACCAAAATTTCTCACCTTTTAATCCACGAAGGGTATCAATGATAATATCCATAGGGATACCACCCTGTAATGCTTTAGAACAGACACGTCCCAAAGCATCAATCAGAACATTGGTCAATGCTCCTTGTTTTCCAACGCGGAAGAAGATTTCAAATGGTTTCTTTTTATTATCAAAATTACAAGTGATAAACAGTTTACCATAGGGAGTTTTAATTTCAACTGTTTCCCCAACACGTTTGATGGGGCGATCAAATCCTATAACTTGATCTTCTTTGCGTTTCATTTTACCAAAGTGAACAACTGAATCACGGCAACCATCTCTGAATACGGTAACACCTTTCAGACCTTTTTTATATGCTTCACGATAAATGTTATCAACATCTTCTATTGTTGCGGTATTGGGAAGATTACATGTAGAAGAAATAGCCAGAGAAATATATTTTTGTCCTGCTGCTTGCATATCAATTTTACGCATTGGATCAATATCATGAGCTACCTTATATAGTTTTCGCATACTTTCGGGCAATTCAGTTAGATTTTGAATTGATCCATGATTTTCAACGATCTTATTCATAATAATCGTTTTACGTCTTTGAACTTCAGTTTCATTTTTACTGCTATCATGTATATTACTACGAATCCATTTTGTTAAATCGTTTTCAAAATCCTGATGTACTATTTTTAAAACGTCATTGCAATCGACCAGTGGTTTCTCCCAAACCAGTGCCATTAAAGGTTCCCAAGCATAAGAACAATCGGAACTGATTGATATAGATCCTGTTGGAGCAATGCAAGACCATGTGGAATTACGAATACCAAAATGGACAAAGCGTTGAATGATTTCTTCATCATTTTTAGTATAGTGTTTCAGTAATTTTACAAAATGATTTAAATCTTTTTCAGGTATAGCAATTGGTGTCCGACCTTCCTTTTCAATAAGGGATATGGAAGCATCGATTGCATTTTTGGTTAATTCAAAACAAATTCTTTCAAAAAATTGTATGGATTCATCAGAACCGTAGCTGATACCAAGCTTAATACAGGCATCAGCAAAACCCATTATACCTAAACCGATTGGACGTTGTGATTGGCTATTCTCTTTAAATTTATGATGAATGTATGTTGATACATCAATGACATTATCCAGAAATTTTACGGCTGTAAATGTACTTTCTTTAAAGGCATCCCAATTAAAGAATGGTTTAAAATCAGGATCAGCCATACCGGGAGAGGTACGGATAAAAGGAACTATATTAATTGAACCAATGTTACATACACTCCAAGGTGGTAGGGGAACTTCACCACAAGGATTGGTGCAATCAATTTTACTGACGGACGGAAATGCATTGTATTTGTTTGCTGCATTGATAAATAAAAGGCCGGGATCACCACATTCCCAAGCTGATTTTACGACCTTATTCCATATTTCATCGGCATTGACTGTGCCTACTATTTGTTTTTTATTAGGAGAAACAATATTAACAGCTTTATTTGCTTCTCCTTGTTCCATTACTTTACGCATGAATTCATCATCAATCGACATGGATAGATTGAAACTTTGTAATGTTTCATTTCCATTTGATTTAGCAGTAATGATATCCATTGCTTCAGGATGATCATATCGGAATACACCAATATTGGCGGCACGTCTTGATCGTCCACCAGATTTAACGGTATCGCTTATTAAATCAACAACTCGTAAATAACGAAGTGGACCGGAAGCAATACCACCAGTAGAAATAGGAGATGAATTTTCACGAAGATTGGTAATGGGAATACCTGATCCAGCACCGGATGCATATATTTTAGAGCATACTCCCCACATTTCAATGATGGATTCCATTGAATCCTCAAGGCCCAGCACAAAGCAAGCTGCCAATTGTTTATCATGTGCCTTATCAGATCTACGACCAGCATTTATCATGCAGGGACTATTGGGACGAAATATTTTTTCATTTAATATATTTTCAAATTCTTCTATTTCTTGTGGAGATTTACCAATTGCATTGGCAACTCTGGTATGTACTTCCCAAGGTTCAGATTCATTTCTCAACTGATCAAAGTATAAACGTTTATATACTGCGATTGCATTCTCACTGTACATTACTTAATTCCTTTCTTTGATTCTTCTAATTTCTTTTGGTTCTCATAATATTTATCACGGTATTCTAAACATTTTACCATGGATTTTTGTAATTCATCCTTTTGATTGAACATCATGGCAAGTGCTGCAACATCAACCCAATCTTCATCCCTTAAATTTTTTCTTAAATTTTCCAGCAATTCATCTTTGGAAAATTGTTCTGGATCAAAATTGCTATCGTACTTTTTATGTTTACTCATGATTTTGGAATAAACGATGTGACAAAAAATATTAAAACAAGCAGTGATCGCTTCAATTTTAACACGATCTGGTGCAAGGACAAGGCCAGCTAATTTGGTCATGTTTTCAGATCGGAATAGATCCTGAGTTTGAATACCAAAACCCAACAATTTATTACGTTCTGTTTGTCTACGAAGATTGAATTTTTGAAATGCCTGTCGTTTCATTTGAGATATTTTGTCCAGCAAATATCCTTTGGGATCATCACTGGTATAAAATTCAAATTCATTTTTTTCGTAGTTTGGTCTTAATTCTATTCCTAAGGGATGAAGGAATGTACGATTTATTTCTTGAAGTATGCCGTTGCAATCCATGAAATTTAATAATTCTTCCCCCTGAAGTAACCGTTCGCTTGATTGATCCGTTAATACATTTTTCATTGTGCTTCCTCCATAGTGTGTCTTCGATTTCAAGAGTACTTAATTTTAATACAAATCCTCTATCCTCTATTACCTGTATTTGTTTTGCCATCAGGATTCTAACATCTCTGTTAATGAATCTTTTTGGATTTTTAATTACTCTTTTTCCCTGATTGCATTGAAGGCATTGATCAAATGATGATTTTAATTCTTTTATTATCAACCCTTCCTTTATAAGTATCTGACGTTTAATACAGGCATCCGTGGATAAAGTGCATTTGAACTTCTTGCAAAACATAGCACTTCCCCTGTATTATTTGGTTATATAATTGGTAAGGTCTATTTCGTAATTAATTATTTTTTTAATGATAGGATACTTATACTGGAAGGAAGGGGTAATTTCCATTAAGGGCTGTTTGTGTATTGGACATTCATGTACAGACATTAGTTTATTTTTAAAATAAGGTGTTGGATGAACACTATTACATAGAGGACAATACCGATAATAAAAAACAGGAAGATAATCATCATAAAGAATAGTATACTTGGGACCAGTGCGTTCTTCATTCAAAGCACATCTAATTTCATCAGCTAAGTGATCTGGATTGGTGCCATAGAAATTGTGATGCCTTGCGCCAGCTTTAAAAAGAACTTTAGCAACGTATTCAGAACATACTAATTTTTTCCAGTGGAATATATGTGCTATATTGATAAGATGAAGGGGAATGCGATAAGCAGGGTAGATTTGACCAATATGTTTATTGGTCGCTAACATTGCTTTTAATCTTAAATTATCATTTATTTTATTCCAACGTCCAATTAATATTCTTTTACCCTGATAGTGATAGAAAAGATTTTTACTTGTTAATGTCCAAAGACACTCAAGGGTGCATGATCCACCGGATAAAATACCCGTATGATTAAATTCGGATTCACGATCTGGATTTTGATTTTTTGTAACAAAGCGAATTCCTTTAGACAGTATGCTATCTCCAGCTACACAAAAAATGTCAAGAAGTTTTAAATCGATATTTAAGAAGTGCGAAGAATCAAATGAGAATACTTTTAGACCATCATACAATCCCGGTTCAATAGGTTGTGGCATTCCTGACATTACTTTAAATCCTTTCTTCATTAGATGTAGATTAAATTGTTAGCGGTTTCAATAAATCCTTCGATGTGCGTAACCATAATGATTTGAAGATTTAATAAATCAGCAATGTCAACAATTGTTTGTCCAACCAAGGGAACATATTTAGCAGAAACATTTTTAAATGGTTCATCAAGGATTAAAACCGCAGCAACATCGGGTTCTTCTAACGTTAGACATATCATGCGAAGCGCAAATGAGCATACATCAATTACGCCGCCACCGCAAGTATCTTTTCGGGGTTCTAATTTGATTCCTAAATGCTTGATAAAAAAGCGGATTTCAATCTGATCTCGTTTGGTATAGTCAAATTCTATCAGGAATTCATAGTCATCACCATACACGGTTTGTAGTGCCATGGTGGTTGTTTCTTCGATATACTTTTTTAGCTCTTTTTGGGTATCTTCTCCAACTTTTATCAGAATAGCTTTGCATAATTCCAGTTGTTCAATATACTTTTTCTCCTTTGCTATGGCTATGACATTTTTTGAATACTTCTTTTTTGCAAGATTGTATTCAGTTTGTAACTTATTTAAACGATCTATGATTGTGTCTATCATAATATTCCATCTTTTTCTAAGCGATCTATGAGATCGTTAAATAGTTTACTGTTTTCCTTTTTGTTTTCTTCTGCTTCTTCTGTTAATTGTTTAATTAATTCTTCTCCTTCTTCAACTGAATTAACATCAAACGTTTCCTTTAATTGTTTAAGAAGGAATTCTTCTTGCACTTCAGCTCTGTCAGACATTGCTTTTTTCTGTTCAAGCATTTCTTTTATTTCAGTAATATTTTTTTCTTCCTCAGTTGGCATGATGATCTCCAAATCGCCTTTGGGTTATCGAATATGTGGTTCTTTACTGTATTCTTTATTTAGAATAGACTGTATTCTTTATTTAGAATAGCAGCAATTGGTTCTATTTGATAGTCGTAAGCATGAAGACCTTGCGATGCAAAGGATAGTGGTCCCGGTTGAATGTTTAGTTCGCCAGCTACGTATTCATTGAGCAATGTGAATCCACCCATGTTTTCAGGGAAACCAGCATAGAGATCCCATGAACGAAAAACAACGGATGTTAAAAGCATTTCATCTTTTATTTTAAAATCAATTCCACGAAAACAAGGTGATGTTAAACGATTAGCTTCATTAGTATAGGGAATATCATAATTGAAACCAGAATCAACATTACCAATGTTAATGTAGCAATGATTATTATGATATCCTTTTTCTTTGAAGTGTCGAATTACCCATTCAATAGGTGTTTCATCTGTCGGATGCTCTGACATTCGGCCAAATTCAGAGTAGTGTTCTGTTCCATTAATCCATGAAGAATAACGGTAATGCTCATTTTTTGAAAGAAAGGGGTCCATCAGATAGTTTGGAAAATAATCCTGTTCCAGCTTTTCATCAGTGGTTGTCGGAGGAATACCTTGTGGCATTATAGGTGCTAATGGTCTTGCATGAGGATTACGAATGAATCCTGCTGCATAATAGAATTCCAATCGTTTTGATCCAGCAAAAGATCCTGCATCAATTTTGTATTCATGTCCATGATTCCACAGTTCCCAAAGTAATGTGAAATAAGCATCGTTTAGATCTCTTGCTTCAATAAAAACAGGTTTCATTTTTTTTCCTCCAATACCCATTGTAATGTTCTAATTTTTTCTTTGTAAATTTCAATGAATCGAAATGGACAGTTACTTCTTTTTTCTTTAACTTCTTCTAATTTCCTTCTGATCTGTTCCTCTGATTTCAATGCCTTTCTCCTTTTTTACAATCACTGATGGTTGCTTTATTTAATGCCTTAGTCATGTTCATAACACAGTGTCCACATACGAGAAAACTATCTACTTTAACAAGTTTAGGATAAAATTTCTTTCCTTCAGGATCACAGATAGCACAATGAAATTGCGCCTTAAAGTCTCCTTCTTCATGACGTGTGTTACTGTAAACAGACCAGTACTTATCTTCGATTTTAACTGCCTTACGTACAATTTCTAACATTTTGAATTTCTCCTCCCAAAATTTTTAAAAAGTCAAAATCTCAATCATTCAAGTTAAAATGTGTTCCTATTATTGCCCCCCTTTCTTCTCCATAACTTGAGCAATCATTTGTCGTAATATATTTTCAATTGCTGGATTTAATTCATGGTTATCTAATAGGTTCATTAAATTATCAAGGAATTTAGCTGAATTTTTTATTTTGGTATTTCTTAATGAATCAACAAATTGTTTGATATCATGTTGTACAATATGTATTTTTTCATTTAGGTGTTTTTTGGATATAACTTCACTTGTAGGTTTAGCTGACTTTAACTTAATTTTTGTACGTAACATATTATCCAGATTAATCAGATTAACACAGGGAATATCTTTTTCTTCTATTGTTCTTCTTAAAATAACACCAGCATTGATAACAGTGGTATTTTTTCTTTTAAATTGATATTGACGGTGCCAATGACCACAAATAATTAATTTGTATTTCTCCAAGAATTTATCGTCATCAATATTATAGGCAAAATCAGGATCATCAAGAATCCAAGAATTTTTACCAATTTGTTTGGTGTAGACAACCGCTTTATGTGTAAGTAAAAAAGGAGAATTATTACTGACTAATTCTTGATTCCAATCAATGTAATCCCATGCTATTCCATAATCTCTTTGGAATTGGGAGATGTGTTTAACCTTTGGGCTGTTAGACCAAAGAACACCCAAAGAAGTGCGATTCCACATATCAAGGGAGTGATACATAAGATCATGATTACCCCAAGTAAAAAAGATAGGATGCTCAAGAGCTTGCAGAATGCTACCAAAACGTGTAAGAATTGAATTCGCAATAATTGGAACATTTAAGATATCTCCCGGTGTAATAATAGGACAGTTAAATTTATTGGCTATGCGTACAATTTCCTTCCATTTATTAAATTGAACTTCTACAATATCATCTACCCTTGCTATTGGATTCTTTCCGGTAAGATGACCATCCCCAACATGTAGAATTAGCATTTGTGTTCCTCCGTTATAGATCTTCCACAAGTGGGACAATAGCCTAACTCAAGAAGGTAATTATTCAATTTTTTCTCTAATCGTTTGTATTCCTTTTTAGCAGCAATTTTATCCTTTTTGATTTGTTGGATTTGTTGGATTAGCTTGAATAATTGTTTTATTATTGAAGTAGTTTTGAAAAATTGATTGTGTTTCTCAATTATCAAATTTATGGAGTGAAGACGCTTGTTATAGATACGTTTATTATGAACTTCTATTTGTGCTTCTTTTAAGTGATTGAGTAAATCCTGTAAACCAGCAATTATTGCTTTTTTACCTTTGATTGATTTAATTCCACTTTCAATGGTTGTAATATCTTTTAATCGATCATTTATTATTTTAATATTGATTCTATTTTTACGACATTGATAGATTTTATCTAATATTATTCTTAATTCTTTATTAGTATTAGTAAGATCATAATATTGATCTATTTCGGCTTTTATATATAGAGCATCATCCATAAATCGATTAACATTTTGCAATCGATCTATAGTTTCCTTATGTTCCTCATTATTTTTACTGATTCGTTTAATATTGGATTTTGATTCAGTTATCTTCGTTTTAACTTCTTTGATTAATAGTTCTTGATCTTCCATTCCAGTAGAAGCATTTAATAATTTAGTTGCACCACCACCAGTTTGAAGAACAAGAAAATGAGGTTCTAATTGTCGTTGCCAATTGATATCCTTTAGTGGAAATAGTTCTTTGATAGGCGCAAGGGTATCTGTACCGAATGCTTTTAATAATTCTCCATTAAGATAGTATCGGCGCTTTTCCCTTTTAACACGACTACCATTAGCATGTACGATTTCAATGCTAAGAGGATCTTTATTGTGTTTATTTTGAAATATGGATTCACCACTACGGGGTTGATTATCAAGAATCAATTTCAATGCTCTGATGATTGCTGACTTACCAGCATCAGTATCACCAAGAATGACATTGACTCCCGGCTGTAACTTAATATGTAGGTCTTTATGAATTTGAAAATTGTGGAGTATTATTTCACTTATCAACATCGGGTTCACCCAAAATCATAAAATGAGATATTCTTTTAGACCATCCAGTTTTATCAGTGTAATAATATTTATTTAAAAGGTAGTGTTGTAGAAAAGCCCAAGAATTGACACAATCATGAATTACATAACTGCTATTGCGTTCAAAAGTCATTATTTGTATTGACTTTATTGGTGGTAAATATTCATTGATCTCAAACCATTTGTTTTTTTCATTTACAAATGGAGCTTTATTCCTTTGTTCCAGCAATATTGTCAATGCTTCTTCAGGGGTATGTGTTTTTTCACTAACTTTATTAATAAAAAACTTATCATAGGTTGCAGTATGTTGATTCTTCTGATTCGATTTTATTATTGTCTTCTTTTTTTTCAAATTCAAACGTTGTGGTTTGCTCTTTAGCTTCAGTTTTTTTACCATTTATTTTTCTCCCAGCTAAATGCATATTCCATGCAGCTTCAAATAATCCTTCAAAGAAAGGATGATTATATCCAATTGGTTTTTTATCTTTACCCATATAGATTTTGGTAAGAGCATGTTTTGATTTTGTTTCTAAAAAGCAATCAGGATATAATTCTACGATATAATCTTTTTCATCGTAATATTTACTGAAGAATATGAATGTAGCTTTGAATACATCCTGCCAAGGAAGAATAGACACAATAATTCTACTCTTACGATTGATAATGACTTTGAATATTTCATTATCAATTGGCAGATAGGCTAAAGATCGGGTAATGGTCAATCGTTTAGCATATATAATTTCACCACCATTTTGAAGATAATTGATTATCTTCTTACGACTTACAGATTGGTCGGTTCGATCTTCAAACCTCCAATTTGCATGACGTGTTAATGTTTTCTTTTTCTTTTTCATCCATGTCTCCTATGCATAATTGCTCTGTTAATTCTAAAACTTATGAATATTTGATTCATCATTCCTTTTGTCCAATAGAAAAAATGACGCATATTAGCAACGGTTACAGGATGTTCATTGTTGATATTAACAGTTATATGATCAATGGGTGCATCAAGAGCGCACTTTTTAAATTGATTGAAAATATCTTCATGCATGGCAATACATGGCAATCTCCGTAAACGTCTGAAAATCAGCATTGGCTCACGTTTAGATGCATCAGCATCTATCTTAGCTTCAGTCCAAAACTGATAGAACCAAGGCGTACTTTGATTTGAATCTAATGCATCCAGTATAGACCATAATTGATAGCTTTTTTTACGCTTTGATGCATATCCTGTTTTTAATTCAATGCTAAATCGATCAAAGAAATATTCTGTTGTTGAATCATCAGGTCCAAGATCTCCATGATCATACTTTCGTGATTCATTATACAGTTTTTTTCTTCTTGTAGCTCTACCACCAGATGATTTGGTATACCATACGGCATCATCATCTTTTCCATTGGTTAGCCAAGAGGATAATTCTCTGCTTGTATCTCTTTCAAAACTTTTTCCCTTTGCCATTATCAATTATCCCTTTTTC